AATCCAGATAATGCAGATAGAGGCCCTAATCGTCTCTTCAAGCTGAGTCCTAAGAACTACCCTGAGCTTAACGAGGATCTCATTGTAACAGGATGTCATTCCATCCTAGTAGACAAGCTAGAGCCCGAGCAGAAGGCAATGCATCTCCAGTTAATGAAAAATCTCTACATGACAACTGGTAAGTTCCGTCTAATGGCATTCATTGATGAGAAGGCCGAGCCTTACCTAAGTCCTGGAGACCATGAAATCTGGCATTTTGCCCTAGAAAATGAGGAAGTTGTCTGCAATTATGGTGTCTACGCTAATGGAGGACTTTTAGTAGAGACTGCTAGTATTAAAAATATGAGGGAGCGCTCTGGCCTAGTGCTCATTGAATAAGGCTTTAGTCACAGGCTTTAGTCACAGGCTTTAGTCACAGATCGTGTATCATATGAATGGAAATTATAATACCCATTATGGGTCTTATAAAATCCAAGTCGCTCATACCATCCATATAACTCTCGGCGCTCAGGAAATAAGTGAATACTGCGCCTATGCATCTTAATTTCTTCTAGAAATTCATTAACAATCGCCGTGCCAATACCCTTTCCTCTATATGCAGGATCTAATGCAATATAATCTACATAGAGATTGTCTTTATTCTTTCTGTGATACGATGTTATAATGAAACCAATGAAGTTCTTAGACGATGGATCAAGAAATGCATAACTTTCGCTCTTAGATCTATAATGCCAAGAAATATTCAAGGAATTTGTAGTGAATACCTTAGGGTCAAATGTCTCTTTAAACAAGGCCCTGACGGCACGATAATGCTTCTTATCTAAGGGTTCGTGCATTTAATTGGTATTATTATTAAAAGTATTCAGGGAGACCATTGTATTCAATTTTTTGCTGAGTTTTTTCAGCCTGAGTAGCCTGGGTGGCCTGGGTCTGCTTTAACTTCTCCAAATACAATATTGCATCCATGAGTTCTTCTTGGGTGTGCTGAATCCAATCTTTCACTGAAAGGTCAGTGCGATCTAGGGTAACACCATACTTCTGCTTACCCAGAGCAGATCGCTGTAAAAACTTCTGAACTACAGAATCAACAATGGAATCCCCTGAGCTCATATGCCGATGAACATACGTGATAGTAAGTCAATTTTTATGTAGATATGTATGTGCCTAATGCACCTAAGAAAGTAACATACTGATTGGAATCTGAATAGGCACCAGGTGGACTTCTGGCTTATCGCCATATAGATGAGGAGAAGGCTCAAGTTTACCAATTACATGATCAGTAATAACCTGCCTCACCTCATCCTCTCTAGGAGGCATCTTGTAGACCTGGAGAAATCGTGGAGTCTTCATTTGAGCTGAAGTTAACATAACAGCATAGAACTGCTTAACGGCGGTGCAAGATTTAGAGCACATCTACTATTATAATATAAGACGGCCTTAAGGCTGGCTTTCTGGCTTTCTGGCTTTCTGGCTTTCTGGCTTTCTGGCTTTCTGGCTTTCTGGATTCTAGTTTTTGCCGGTTTTTTCCAAAAAGCCGCGTCTAAAGCCTTCTCTAAAAAAGACATTAGGAACGGAGAAGGATGAACGTTAGTATCCAGGAAATGCAGTCAGCTGCTTCCAATATGGGCTCTATGGACCAAATAAATGTTTCTTCCGAAATCGGGAATGTAATTGAAGTAACCGAACTCAGTGATGATCTCGGCCTGAATCTTCTGGCAAATCAGAATCGCTCCAAACCCGAAGGAACGCAGAGTTTCGGCTCAGCACCCATCCGGCTTTCAGTTTCAGATGATATGAAGCCAATCCAATTTGATACCCTTGAGCCAATTGATCTTAATAACTTCGGGAATACCTTTGGCAATATGACTGATTCAAGCTCTGCTTCATCTAGTAACACCCTACCTCAAATCAGTATCTCCAAGGAATCAAGTCCTTATAATAACTATCAATCTAGTTCATCTCCTTCTATTTCTCTAACACCAGCTCCTCCTCGCGACTTAGAGAAGGAGAGGCAGGATAAGATTGAGTATTTGAATAAGCTACAGCGACTTGAATCTAAGGGTTATCCCGTGAGCAAGCGTTTCACGATGGACAATTCTTTCGAGGAAATCAAGCAGGAATATACTAGACTTGTTGATGCCAGAAATCTGGAAGGCTCTCTCAGGTTCCAGCGTCAGATGCTCATGGGTGCAATCACTGGTCTCGAGTGGATGAATGACAAGTTCGACCCTTTTGATATTAAGCTTGAGGGATGGTCTGAATCTGTTCACACAAATGTGGAGGATTTCGATGAGATCTTTGAGGAGCTATATGACAAATACAAGGACCGTGGTAAGATGGCACCTGAGATGCGCCTCATGATGGCCGTCGCTGGAAGTGGATTCATGTGTCACGTGTCTAATTCCTTCTTCAGGCAGAAGATGCCAACAATGGACGATGTCTTGAAGAGCAATCCAATGCTGGCTAAGCAGATGGCCCAGGCAGCGGCGGCCCAGGCTGGTCCTGGATTCGGGAATTTCATGGGAATGGCAATGGGGATGCCTGGCATGCAAGGTATGCCAGGCGCACAAGGAATGGGAGGCGGCGGGCCACCAAATATGCCAGCATCCGCAATGGCCATGGATCCTCCTGGGCCAACCGGTGGATTCTTCGGCTCTAGTGGTAGATCTGCAGCTAATCCAAGCCAGATGTCCTCTAGTGGAAGCGTAGACCCTGGTCAGAGACGTGAGATGAAGGGACCCTCTGGCGTTGATGACATTCTGAGAACCTTTGAGGATGTCCGCAAAGCCGAAATGGATTCTATCGGTGTTCGCACAATGCCTGTGAATGTGACAATGCCCACACAGCAGCAGCCGGCAATGGTAGCAGTCTCTGAGCTCCAGAGTGTAGCCAGCGACGAGTATAGCCAGGCAGATTCTACAAGATCTGGAATAAATAGGCGCAGAGCAGGACGCAGGCCTGCACCGGTTGGCTCTACGGTGAGCTTGGATGTATAGTTTTTTTTAAAAAAGTGTGCAAAAATTTGATTATAATCTAAAATGTGTGCTTAGTAAGCCCATATTTTACCTATGCTACCGCAACTACCAGAGAAATGGGTCTTCGGAGAAAAGGTCCCTTTTCAAGAAAGCAATACCATTGAATTAAAGCGAGTCTCCATATTCACAGGCCTTTTCAACCTAAAATCTATTCGTGACTCTGGACTCCCTAAATATAAGGAAACCATTCATGCATTTCTCAATGGTGTCGGCGGATATCTAATTATGGGAGTCCTAGATAACGGAACAATTGCAGGAGGTGAAAATCTGACTCCAGATTTCCTAGATAAATTTAACCTCTGGATAGATTCGTGTTATGGAAGTTTTACTTGTAAAGACGGAGGACCCATTGACCCTTCCGTAATACAAATGAAAATACATACATTTCCTGTGCAGGAATTACCTGATAATAGCCCTTCAACTCATATTCTAGTAGTAGAAGTAATTAACAAGGGAGTGCCACTCAACATAATGAACCGCTCTGGTGCTATAATTTACAGACTCAATGCCAGTAATTACAAGATGATTACTGAGCCCGTATATAAGAAACGTGATGTCAAGGGAATGATTCAATCGATACAAGTCCACATGCAACAGATAATAGATGAGAAACACCGAGCCCTAGAGAGTATTCAGGATAAACATATGGATGAAATTAAAGCCATCGTAAAACGAGAAAGTAATATTACTCGTGATTACGTGGAGAAAATTAGCGAAAGTCTCTACGAGAAATATAAGATTGACCAAGAGCAAAATCTATGTGGAAAGATAATGCGATTTATTGGCCTTGCAACTAAATTCTGACTAGTGAGAGGACTACGATATTTCTCTCAATACCATCCTTCCCTGGATGTCGCTTAGTCACCTTGTCCTTGATAGCATATTGACCATACCATGACCATATGTTTTTCTTACCATCCTTTTTCACTCTGTATAAATAAATATTCTCAGTTTTCTCCGGATTTAGCAAGGGTTCATTATGCCTTTTTTCAGACTCATCCTGATCCCCATCATGACCAAATAGTGTATACTTTACATTATTCGGGTCACTCAAATCGTCATCATAGTAATCTGTTCCATCAACCGATCTTAGAATTGCAGTTTTCTTATCTTTCCTTATATTAATACCTTCTGTAGTAAAAGCCTTGCAACCAGTTTGCTGAAGAATATAATCATTGAGGCCAAAAGGACCAAGCCAAGTAGTGAATTCCATTTGTGCTTATATGCTTTATGTCGTGAGGACCAGGGAGTTCAATTTTTAGCTTTTAGCCTTTAGCTTTTATACTCAAAGTAGAAACTAATTGCGTCTACTCTTATTTCTACGCCTTGTTTTCCTCTTGTATCCACCTCTAAAAAACCCTTTTTTAGGTGGAAGATGCGGCCCTGTTTCTAGAGGGATGAGGGGGTTATTTAAAGCTTGTTCATTCGCATATTTATTTATAAAACGATATTCTACAAAGTCATCCCGTCCACATAAACTAAATATTTCATCTATAATAGTATCGGTTTGAATCATTTCTAGAAGCATTTTATTATCATATTGATAAATATCACTAGGAATTTGTATAGAAAAATACCTCTTAAATTCATCAGTTTCTGCATCCCGTTTTATTAACAAACCACCTACTATTTTAAATACCATATTCTTGATATCAAACGTATATTTTTCTTTAGCTTCTTGTTCAGGGATAGGCTCTGCTTCGCCAAAATCAATTAATTTACATCTTGCATTTCTACCATGACCTATAACAAATATATTATTTTCATGTGAATCATAATGTAAATATCCTGCCGAATTTACAGCATCAATTGCCTGTTTAGCTGAGCAAATTATAGCAAGATAATTTATTAACCTTTCTTTTTTTTCCTTACCAGATTCTTTAATTTCCTTACCAGATTCTTTAATTTCTGCAAATGCCTCTTTTACTGTCATTCCCTCAGGTCCTTCAAATATTAAATACGAATATGCTAATTCTGGATCAATAATGTTTTTTAACGTATCCTTATTTAAGAAAAAGTTCTTCTTTTTCTTTTCTTCTTTTTCTTTTATATCACCTTTGTTTATTAGTTCTTCTGATAGTACTCTAGCACCCATTAAATTAGATATACTATCTGGAACTGAGGCTGTTAATATATTTGATATTTCTATCTCTTGGATGGCTTTCTTCATATTTCCTAGAAAATCTTTATTAAAGTGAGTAGGAATAATCTGTTTAACATAATATTCTGTATTCGCTACATTTACATTAGCAACCTTGTATACAGTCCCATATACACCTTTTAGTTTAGATGAATTCTTACTTGTATTTTTTGCTTTCCATGCATTAATAATACGGTCGACAAATTCAGGTTGACCGTAGTATACAAAATTGCCTTGTTTATTTTTAGGAAGCGCCATATCTATTTTGTAGATTCAAAAAAGTGCGCAACGCAAAAGAGGACTAAAAAGCTTAAAGCTTATTTTTTAGTCTCTAAAATCCGAGCCGCAGGACAAAATGCATAAAATGGCTCCCTATCCTCTTTCTTCATATACCAGGTATTATGAGCCCCGAAACTTCTTTTTAAAAAGGAATCCTGGGTGCAAAAATTCGCCAGAACTTCTGCACTCTCAGGCTTATTTGAAGACTCTTCAACGCAATTAGAGAAAAACACATCCTCAGGATAATCCGCCGCGATTCCAGGGTATTTCCTAATGCATTGTTTCTGAAAGGAATTCTTTCTGAAACTCAGACCACCAATCCCATAAAATGAATTACCCTTAGAATACTCCTTTCCCCATATATCTTTCTTATTCCCAATTGCACCAGCATACGATCCACATCCAATATAATCATATTTCATGAAATCCTTAACCTTGAACTCAGATGCCGAGCATAAGACAGCATCCGTCTGAAATACCAAAATATTCTCAGCCTTCACTTGTTCCCAGAATTCTAGACTCTTAAATAATGCATTATATCCATCGCCGTCTAGGCTATCTGTATTAAGTGGAATCAAGTAGACTCTGCGCCCTTTTATCCCAGCAGTAGCAGCTTGTGCAAATGCGCTTGCAGATTTGCCATGAAAGACATAGAGATCCCAACTCTTACACATATTCTTGTCAAAATTCTCACAGACATATTGTAAATGCTCATGTTTCCTCGGCTCCACAATGACTAGAGCTTTACTATCAAAAAAGCCGGAATAGAACCACGTGTAGAATAGAATTATAATAAAAATAACTCCTATTATAATTTTATTATCATCTAACCACCATAACCAGGAGGTCATATCTACTTATTGTCCCCATAATCCTCGCATAACCTTGCTATATTGATCATGTGATTTCAAGCCAAATTTAGTATTTACCTCAGCCGGCTCTTGCTTTACTTCTAATTTAGACGCCTTATCTTGTAGTGACTTCAGAATTGCAGTTTCCTCTTGAGTTAATCCAAGAGTTTGAGCTGCACCCTTTGTCTTGCAAGTTGCATTGTTAATACCACCCTTTCCAAGAATACAGAGACTACTATTTTCATTGAATAAATAACCAACACAGAGAATCACAATGAGAGCCATCCAGGCTGCTGTAATTATATTTCTGGTTGCCAGGAAAAATATAACAAAAATAATTATACGACGAAACCATGGTTGATTTAGGAATTTTTCTTGTTCCTTAGAAATTTCCATCGGTAGAAAACGACCACCCAAGTTAATTAAGAAAATTGCAACTGCAAGTGAATAGGGAGATGATGCAATTTTTGTTAAAGATGCTTCAAATGGCCCACTTGGTGGGGGCATAGCTGGCGGTGGACCAGAGAAACTCATCTAACTGCTTTTATCAATATAATTTTAGAACTTGATCTAAGATTTAAGATATTTGTATCATATTTGCAATATACATTGAAACGGCTAACCCTGTCAAAAGGCCAATACGAGGGCACCATTCTGCTCCCAGCCAAACTGAAAAAAGTAGTGCAAATCTCCATAGTGGAGACTCCCATAGTGCAACCATTGTTGATGGATATGCCATCCGGAGAGCTAAGCTTTCAAATACATTCCATCCTAAAAGTGTTAAAATCATAGCAATGCGCATACCCATATCTAAAAATCCACTTGGTTCACTTGAAACCCCTTCCATCTTACTTTATATACCGTTATTTCTTTTATTAGGTGCACAGCAGTTAATAAAAGAAATAAGATACGTAGTTTGAATTATGACATATTTCTATTTATAAAAGGCGAAAGGTGGTGCATTATTTGTGCGAAGAAGATGAACTATCTGACGGCATTGAAGCAGTAGACATTGATGATGAAGAAGAGCGTATATCACTATCCTTTGATGAAGATGTAGTAACCCTGTCTGACGATATTGCTAGAGGACTTTCACCAAGAATTCGCTCAATAAACCATCTATGAGAATTTGAAATGAATTTAGTTGAACTGTCGCCACTGTCGCTTGTATCAGAAAATCCCTCTGATGAATCTGGTTTCTGTAGCCGTGCAAAAATTATGAGGGATACGGTTGCCGCCAAAAGTCCAGTGGGCCAATCTATTAGGACTGCAATAAGGAAAGGTAGTATAAAAAATAACGATCTGCCTAGTGTATTATCAAGAATTTCAAGAGACTTCCGGGGGGCAATTTCAACAAAGGAGCCTAATACAAGTAATCCTGCAACTGATATAATTGTAAGTGGCCATTGAAGAACTGAATGGGTGTTTGTTATCCATGACAAGATACTCATATCAATTTCTGGCTGAGTCTCACTAGTCCCAGTCGCCTTTGGCGATGTAGCAGCGCTATTAGCCTTCGGCGATGTAGCAGGAGTTTTAGCTTCGCTTAGAGCCATTCTGTTAGAACACCAAAGTTTTTAATCAGATAAAAAGACATAGGTGGAACTTAGATGGAGTTCGCCTCTATAGAGGATGCATTTCCACAGGATGCATTTCCACAATCAGAAAAATCCAAAGAAAAACGGCGTCATAAGAAAAAAGAAGGATTTCAAGCTTATGAACTACCTCCAACTGATGCAGATCGTCCGGCTGTAAAAAGAATGCTTGAAATTCCACCAATAAATACCATACCAAGCGAAGAAGACGAATATCTTGATGAAAGCAGTAAACAATTGAAAAAAGCAACCGTGAATAATTCTTTACCTCCACCAAGATCAAGTTTTACTCAGAACTCATCTACACCTAGCTTTTTTGGTGCAGAACCATTTTCCAATCCCAGCGAGGATATGCATGCTATATATAACAGTAATACACATAAACAAAGTGGGTATATGCTTGAAGCAGACTTTACAAAGTCATTTGAAGAATCTGGATTTGGAAAATCAGCAGGGAAAATGGTGCCTACCCCTGAACTCCGGCAACGCTGGAAACCCCTATCAGCAGAACGTATAGATTCTTCATTTACTAATGATTCTAAGGGTCACTTTGAAGGACTTTCAAGCCACGATATTTTAGCAATGCGTTCAAAAATAGACACACTCATGGCACGTCTAGATGATTTGGAAAGTAGAGCAGAGGGTGCAAATCCACAGCTTGAAATGCTTTCTTTTATCATGACGGGGCTGTTCTTGATGTTTGCTCTTGACTTGACTGTGAAAAAACTAGCCCGCTAGCTTTTAACCTTCGGTGAAGAAACTAGCCCGCTAGCTTTTAACCTTCGGTGAAGAAACTTAATAAGATACTTAAATATTTCACATTATTTACTACAAGTAAAATTTGTGAATATATTACTCTAAATCAAAGAAAAATAATTGAAAAAGCCTCCCATTTTCCTTAGTATTACCAAAATAAACTGGTGCAGCATGAATAAGTTGTGCATCGAATAATACTAATCTATTATACACATTGCCTACGGTATCTACTGATTCAAACTGGGTGGAATCATAAAATCCATTCTGAAATACAATCGAATGATCCTCAGTAGAAACCTTCATTTTTTTCGTATGTCTTGATCTAAAAAACTGAGTCCCTGATTGAATTGGTGCATCAGGTGTTAGAAAAAGAACACCTGCATATTGCTGCGAATCCTTATGATATACAGCTAAATCTTCTGCTATACAATACTGAAAGCACCCATTTGTTCCATATTTATCCCAGGTACTTATTTTTCTTCCAATTAATGCTTCAAATCGCTCCTTTAATCCATCAAATCTAAAAACAGATGAACGTTTACCCTTATGTCTCTTTAAATCAGGGTAAAACCCTTGTTTTAATGCAAAATCTCGTATCTTATCTGGTTCAGTATAAAAATTATCAACAACTATAAAAGTAGGTAGATTCGTGTTTATTAAAGCTATGGGCTCTTCAATTAAAAAAATAGTTATCCATTCATCATTAATATTCATTTGTAGTTCTCCATTTCTTTCATTATGTGACCAACCACACATGGTAAGTTCTAAATTATTATAGCATTTAACAACATCAAGTCTTTCTTCTATATTTATTTCTTTAATTACGTCATTACTCTTAAATCGCAATGGCCTTACAAATTCTGTAGTATGAAAACACCACCCTTTATTATTATTATCCATATACCCCTTTATATTCTTATGTATAGTTTCATGCATCAAATAATTAATTAATATACTATATTTTTAAGTAGTTAGATAAAGTGCGCAAATTATCAATATATTATTGATATTCGTATAATAAATGCAGAATATCTTTTTCATTTCTCCTGAGAAACCCGTTACATACCCGGTGATCGATAAACATTATGAATGGTATCCTATTCATAATAAGTTATCATTTGAAGAATTCTCTGAACTCTGGCATAAGAAACAACCATATGCCATTTATTCTTACGGCGACATGTCACAATGGAATTATCTTTCTCACATTTTCAATGTGCGCAAGCGATGGGTTCAATTACAAAGTTTGCCAAAGGAAATTGATGTTATACCTAATGTATTTTCGGCAATGATGGGTCATAGATTTGACTCTGATCATCCCCTAATCTCAGTTATCACTTCCACTTTTCACAGTAAAGAAAAAATTATGAGGCCATGGAATAGTCTAAAATCACAAACTTACACCAATTGGGAATGGGTTGTCTGGGATGATTCCAAGGATAACCTGACATACGGTGATTTGCTAGAAATGAAAAAGAAAGATCTGAGAATGCGAGTCTATAAAGCACCTGAGCCTAATGGATCAATTGGAGAAATGAAGCGCCTAGCTGCAGGAGTTTCATATGGCTCATTTATCCTTGAATTAGATCATGATGATGAACTACATCCTGAGCTATTCCAATGGTTAATTGATGCATCAAAGAAATATACCGAAGCCAATTTTTTCTACTGTAGTAATGCTGAATTATTTGAGAAATCACTAAAATCACATTCTTATGGAGATTTTTTTGCATATGGTTACGGATCAAATATTAATGTTTGGTCAGAAAAATACAATCAATGGATAACACAGCATGATAATGGCCCTGTAAATGCAGTTACAATTAGACATCTAATTGGCCTACCAAATCATGTAAGAGTATGGAGGACATCATTTTATGATAAGATTGGCAAACATAATCCCAGACTAACTGTATCTGATGACTACGACCTACTAGTAAGAACTTATATCCATGGAAAATTATGTCATATCAGAAAATGCGGATATTTCCAGTATAGAAATGAAGATGGTAATTTTACCTTTATTCGTAATAGTCTAATTCAACATAATGTAAAACACCTTTACGAACATTATAAATCACAACTTCCAATGATTCCAGAAGGTCATGTATTCCAGCCCTATTGGAAAAGCGATGAAGGTCAATACCCAATTACATATTTAACATATGATCCAGAACCACATGAGTATTCAATTATAATGCTGGATGCTAACAAGGAGAAGATTGAACATATAATGAACCTTGGTATTTCATTCCATATATATATTGTAGGCCCATGTCCAGAAATACCAGTTGAATGGCGGAAAAAAGTGAGCTGGTGGTGCCTCGGCACAGAAGATAATAGCCAAAAGATCCGTTATATTAAGCGTGGTATTGCAACTGGCTCGATTATTCTAACAGAGGATGAACTGGATCAGATTAAAATAGATAAACCACTGGTAGAATTAAAAAAAATACATTCAAAACTGAAGCTCAAGTATGGAACATTTGATGATGAATTTCCAGAGCAATTAATGGCTATAAAATACCTAACAGGTAATGAAAAAGTCTTAGAATTAGGAGGTAATATTGGAAGAAATAGTCTTGTTATTGCATATATCCTTGCACAAAAGGGTAATAATTCTTTAGTTACATTAGAATGTGATACTGGAATTTCAGAAAAATTAAAAGAAAATCGTAAAATTAATAGTATGCAATTTCATATAGAAAATTCTGCGCTTTCTCAAAGAAAGCTTATTCAGAAAGGCTGGAATACAATTATCAGCGACGTCGTATTAGAAGGTTATAAATCTGTAAATACTATTACATTATACGAATTAAGAGAAAAATATAAGATTACCTTTGATACACTTATTATAGATTGTGAAGGTGCATTTTATTACATTTTAAAGGATATGCCTGATATATTAAATAATATTAAACTTATTATCACTGAGAATGATTATCGCAATGCTGAACACAAGAATTATATAGATACTATCTTAAAAGAAAATAACTTCTACGTAGACTATTTTGAAAAGGGTAGCCAAGAAGCTCTTGATCTAAAATTTCCATGCTACATTAATTTTTATGAAGTATGGAAACGAGATTAAATCTACGGGTTAAGTATGGTACGTAATCTATGGACAGATGGATGGAATTCTTTCTGGCATTTTATATTTGGTGCATTAACCTTTTATTTTCCGGTTATACTCATCATGTTTTTATTATATCAGGCATTTGCTAATAAGGGACTCTATGAAAAAAATGTTACTACTGATTTACTAGAATATTTTTTAGGAATGATAAGCATAACTGCCGCTTCATATACATTTAATCAAGTATATGAAATTCCACATGAGCTTTTTACTGAAATAGTGCCTGATATTTTATCAGTTCTCTAAATTGACCTGATGAACTCCCACTGCAAATCCTTGCAAATCTTCTCCCAAATCTTATCTTGTGCATAGAGCTTATCGCGATTTTTCAATAAAGGAAAACAAGGCAGGAAATCATCAAGCTCCAAGAGTTCACAGAGCTTGTAAAGCACATAGGAATATGATAAGAAATTAGAACGCTCTGCAGGGCAATGCTTCTGAAAAGAAGGTTGAATCTCCTTAAAGAGGTAGCGCAGCTTCTCCTCAGTCTCTCTACCCATTACTGGTGCAGTGTGACCATTGAGTCTACTCAAAATATGAGGAACATGCTCATAGAAAGAATTATACTTGAGCTTCTTAAGAATCTCGCGTATCTTACTACGATTCAAGGAGGATGCCTGTAGCCTCTCTTTCTTAATCTGATCCTGAATGTGTTCAAAAATTTCCTCTGGAATCTCAGTGCTTTCCTTCGCCTGGAATTGCGCCAACCACTCATTAAAATGATTAATACGCTTATATGCATAATAAGAGACTTCGCGGGGTGGATCCTTATAACTCGGCTTATCTGAGTCCATCAAAATGAGTTTATGAAATCCGCAATGTGGACATGAAATAGTAGCATCATTGATAGAAATTTTCATATCTTCTCCGCATGCATCACACATGAATGACGTGTCATTAAGCGCATGCATAGATGGTCTGGAATAATGGGGGTCAATTCTCTGTAAATACTGGTCTAGTAGAGTATCACGACGCAAGGTATCTCCATGCTCTCTATTTGATGTAGCATAGGAATTAGAGGGAGGCTGAAATTTCACACCACTGATATCTTGCCTTGATGCATTTTCCAGGGCTTCAAAGACACTACCTGGGCGAGCTCTGTCAGCAACTGATATGACATTATCGGCACCACGATTAATTCTATCCTGTATATCGTAATACTGAAAAAGAAGATCACCTGTTTGCAAATAGTAATCAAAGACTGCTCCTTTCTCATCTATGGAATCGAGCTTTTCCCTAGTTTCCTTTATCTCTTGCTCAATCTGATATCTTTCAACATCACCCTGTTCCTTCTTATAATCACCACAAAGCACATCGTATTTCGTTTGCAATACGGTAACATGCTCATTAGAACTCTTAATCTTAGTAAGATAATGCTGATGAACAGTATCTAGAGTTGTCCTGGCTTCTGGATTAGACCGTTTTGAAGGTCTTATTTTAAAGAAGGGATCGTTCATATACTAAGGAAATGCTAGTTTGGCTCTTTAACCCTGGTCTTACTGCGCTAAGCCAGTTAGAAATATGGTTACGGTCGCAGAAGACTTCAAGATAATTGAAGTGAAGTCTGAATGGACTATAAAGCTAGAAAGAGCAAATATTGAAGAAAAAGCGGAGGCCACTGTGAAGGCTGGATACAGCTATGAAATCTGGGTTTACAATGACAAGAAAGTGAAAGTTGAGAAAAAGGTATACTAGAAAAAAATGTCTTCCGGCAGATTTTCCTTTTTCCTCCGAAAAAATCATTTTGGAAAAATTTTTTTCTATATGATAGGTATAACAACATGACTGGAGGTGGCCTCATGCAATTAGTAGCCTATGGTGCTCAGGACGTCTATTTAACCGGTAATCCCCAGATTACCTTCTTCAAGGTGGTATACCGCAGACACACCAACTTCGCCATGGAGTCCATTGAGAACCCTTTCAACGGTTCTCCTGGCTTTGGCCGCAAGGTGACCTGCACCATCCAGCGTAATGGTGACTTGATCTACCGCATCTACCTCCAGGCCACTCTACCCAAGGTGACCCTGCTATCCACTGACGGCTCTGGTGCCCAGTTCCGCTGGCTCAACTGGGTTGGTCACAACTTAGTGAAGAACGTTGAGCTTGAGATTGGTGGCCAGCGTATCGACAAGCACTATGGTGACTGGCTCCAGATCTGGAATGAGCTCACTCAGGAGGCCGGCAAGCAGGCTGGCTATGCCAAGATGGTGGGTAACGTGCCCCAGCTAGTGAATCTGCTGGTGCAGGGCGGTGAGGACTGCGACAACTACTGCGCCGGCGGTGAGCCCAACACCTCCAACGAGTTCCTCATGTGCTCCCCCGAATACACTCTCTACATTCCTCTTCAGTTCTGGTTCAACCGCAACCCTGGCCTTGCTCTGCCTCTCATTGCTCTCCAGTACCACGAGGTCCGCATCAACCTGGAGTTCAACGACATCCGCAACCTGTGCTTTGACCAGACTCCCCAGCTATCCAACACCCACACCATCCGCGACCGTGTGGCCGCTGCTGGCCTAGTGGCTGCTTCCCTCTACGTGGACTACATCTACCTGGACACTGACGAGCGTCGCAAGTTTGCCCAGGTGTCTCACGAGTACCTCATTGAGACCCTCCAGTTCACTGGCGGTGAGTCCATCACCTCTAGCTCCAACAAGCTAAAGTTGAACTTCAACCACCCTTGCAAGGAGCTCATCTGGGTTGTGCAGCGTGATTCCTTCGTGTCTTGCGATGACAACGTGATTGCACCCTGGAAGGGCCAGCAGCCCTTCAACTACTCCGATTGGTGGGACCGTGCCGTGCTGGAGTCTGGCTACTCCATGACCCGCGTGGAGGGCCTTGCCGGCAACAACCCCACCGTGACTGCTCTCCTGCAGCTCAACGGCCACGACCGATTCCAGGTGCGTGAGGGACGCTACTTCAACGAGGTGCAGCCATACCAGCACCACACCAACGTGCCTGCCGTTGGTATCAACGTCTACTCCTTCGCTCTCCAGCCCGAGCAGCACCAGCCCAGCGGCACCTGCAACTTGTCTCGCATTGATAACACCACTCTCCTGCTGACGGTGTCTAACAATGCCGTGGGCACTGCCACCAGTGCCACTGTGCGTGTGTATGCCACCAACTACAACGTGCTCCGTATCATGAGCGGCATGGGCGGCCTTGCTTATTCCAATTAAGAGTATCCGTGGACAAAAGTGTATCACGACAAGAGCAAGAAAATTTACACGAAATACGAAAGTGTGGACAAGGTCCTCAGTTCCGGAAATCGTAGAATAATATACACATGCATTTTTTATAATTAAATAATAGTATGGCAGCGTATCCAAAAATAACATTCATAGCAGAAGGTGGCTATGGAATAATTTACGGAAATTTTTCCCAGTTAGAAAATGAACCGAATGTAATTACTAAATTTTTTAATTCATACGAGGGAGCTCAAGATGAGATTGTTATGCATAAAAATTTATTTGGTATATTTATACAGGGTACAGATAAGGTGCCAGTATATCCTAAGTTAACAACTATTATCGGAATAGGTATTCCAAAGAAAATTAATGGTGTAAACATCAGAGGAATTCAATATCCAGATTATAAATACAATTGCATTAAGAATGGTCCAGAATATGCTGTAGTTAAAATGCCATTTCTAGGAAAAAATTTATGGGGTGATGACTATGGTTCCGGTAATGGACATACAGGACTTACATTTGATGCATATATGACAATTCTTGAAATATTCGTTTTTTTTCACACAACCGCAGTTCATGGTGATATGAAAATGGACAATATTCTTTGGGATCAAGCATCCGCTAGAGCAGGAATAATTGATTTAGGATTAACTAACCAATTTAGAAAAGGGTATGTGCCATGGTCAAAAAGATCCCGACCAGATCCATATTTTCCATGGCCTCCAGAATTTTGGACAGATACAACAAGAAGTGGTAGTTCAAGGGATAAATATAGTAGTCATTATATTAGCTACCCCGCTAATCAAACATATTCACCTCCAGGTGCTGAAACATTCTGGAATTCTAACCCTGGTAGTGTAAGAATGTTAAAAACTGTATACGATGATTATCTTGTAAATGTTGATAATACTAAATGTTTAACAATGGGAGTTACTGCAGACTTATATGGACTAGGTAAAACATTAGTAAATTCAATTAGGCAAATATCTCAGGTTGAACGTAATAAACCATATTTAGTTGGATATTCTCCTAATGGTGATGATATACAATATAGGTATGCTGATATAATGCGAAATCTACAACTATTATTTACAAATTTACACCCTAAATTAAGACCTCTAGACTACACCGTTGTAAGATATTTCAGAATTTTAAATACAGAGTTTTTACCAAATGCGGGAAATAGAACTATAATTAATGTAAATGGTAATCCATATTTTAGTGTACGGTTTTTAAATAAAGCATATGATGCTATAGATATAACTGGTCAACAAAATGTAGATAACGCTAAAGTCGGAAATAGAGTAGTTATGGCCTATGGGCAACCAGGATCTCCAATAACCATTGAGCAGAAGAAAGAAAACATGATAATTTTCTCATATTTAATTACCAAGAAGTATGATCAATTAAAAGTATATTTTCAAACTCAGGGTGTCGATACGCGATATACTAAATTAATTTATAATAATGTTCTTCAAGATGCAGTCGCGTATTTTAATAACGAATCATTGAAGCAAAAGAAAACTTTACAAGACCTTGGTATTGTTGCATTACCTGCTGTAGCTGCACCTGAAGTTACACCACCTAGAGCAAATCCAGTTCAAGCTGGATACCAGCCATTCGCACAAGCCCATTTTGGAGGAGGTGGCGCGGCAGCCCAAGCTCAGCGTCAGGCAGATGCTAATGCACGAGGTGCTGCTGCTGCTGCTGCTAGACAAAGAGATCAAGAGGCGGCATATATAGCTATGGCCGCAGCTGCCGCTGCCACAGCTAGAGCCGCTGCTGCCGCTGCTGCCGCAGGCAGAGCTAGAGCCCCTGGTGCCGCAGGCACAGCTAGAGGACCACTTACAAAGGATCAAATATTGACCTATCAAAGACAAGGAATTCCATTATTTAAATGGAGAAATGGAAAAATATATGAAGAACCAGAAGAAGGTAGGTATGCTACTAATCCTGCTGCACATAATACCGAACAAGAAAGAGCACATATAGATGCTGAAGCGGTTCTAGAACAAATAAATATAGCTCAAAAGAGATATCTTAAAGATCAGGAAATTCGCGATAAGGTCAAGTTACAATATACATTGCGTGCAGAATATGAGGAGTTAGATAAACAAGGTAAAAAAAATGAATATACAAAGGAAAAAAGAGGGCAAATAGTCGCTCAAATAGGTAGACTTGAGCTTGACATAAAAGAAATTAGAAAAATATTTGCAGAAGAGGAAATTAGAATATTAACAGAGAGAATATCACTGAATAGAAATACACCGGAAAAACTTGAAGAATTAAAAGAAAGATTAGAAACCCTTCAACAACAGCTTGCTGATATACAAAGGGGAGGGTTTACATCTGAAGAACAATTGCAGAATAGAAAAAATAATTTTCTTTTAACAACTCGTAATAAAGGTATAGAACGTATACAAAATACAAAAAATATTTTTTCCGAAAAGAAACTATTAAACTCATTAAAATCTCATATTTCTCTAGAACAACAAACCGAAGGAAATTTTCTTGAAACCTTCATACAATATTATATTAATGGATTGCAAAAAAAATTAACCCGTATAAATGGAACTGCAAAGAATATTAGAAATAGTAAAAATTCTATGAAAAGTGTGAAAAGTGTAAACAGTATGAACAGTATGAAAACTATGAAAAATCGCGGCATAAAATTGAATAATACCCTACCAAAGGTAACACAAGGCTCTATGTATTCAGACTATCAATATGAACTGATTGAGAATCAGCTAGCAATTGGCGAGGCATCTGGTAGATTAAATATCTTATATCAATATTACTTACGTGCATTACCCAATAAGAAAGATATTTTTAGCCGACTTCTCAAGATTTCCCTCGGTGCAGAGGAATCTTTGCGTATTTCAAAATATTTACAATCAGGAAATCTAAGTGAATTAGAAAAATATCTTACTGATCATTCTGAGCAAGGTGCGTATATCAAGAACGAGAAGGAGCGCGTATTCAATGAACTCGGTATAAGACTAGTTACCGAATATTACTTTGCATTTGAGGATGATGCTGAGCGCTATGTATTCTTGCATACTCTATTTTCCAGCATTCCGGATACACAGAAGGAAATTCAGGACTTGGCACAGAAATTTATTAAGACCAAGGCTGGTAGCAATCCATTTGCATAAAATCAGAGCTAGAATAGAATGGCCCAGCAAGGCAACCCTGGCACTGAACAAAGAGATTTATATGCAAATTTAGGTGTAAACAAAACTGCTACTACAGAAGAAATAAAAAAAGCATATCGTAAATTAGCTTTAAAACATCATCCAGATAAAGGAGGTAAGGCAGAAAAATTTCAAATAATTTCTGGAGCATGGGATGTGCTAGAGCATGAACGAACAAGATTAAAATATAATGCAGATAGAGAACTTTATTTACAAAGACCTGCTGCTGCAGCTGCTGCTCCTCCTCCTAGACCTGCTGCAGCTGCTGCTCCTCCTCCTAGACCTGCTGCTGCAGCTGCTGCTCCTCCTCCTAGACCTGCTGCTGCAGCTGCTCCTACTGCCGAAGGTGCAACGCATGCCAATGCTAGTAGATGGGAAATCGAAGGTGTTAGGTTACAGAGTTATAGAACATATATGAATAACCCGCAAATGATAGAAACAATTAGAAATTTAGCAGGTATTATAGATGCAACGGGTGGCGCCGCTGCACGAGGTGCTGCACATCGTGCGCACGAATTATTGAATGAATTTGAAGAGAATTACAATTTAGCAAAAACAATATATTCGGAAGAAAAAACAAATAATAGTTTTAGTAGATTTCATGAACGTGTAAATCGCGCTCAACGACTTATGGATGAACTAACGCAAGAAGGACTTAACTTACAAGCAAGAGCTCAAGCTGCTCAAGCTGCAAGGCCTCCTACTGCTCAAGCTGCAAGGCCTTCTACTGCTCAAGCTGCAAGGCCTCCTACTGCTCAAGCTGCAAGGCCTCCTACTGCTCAAGCTGCAAGGCCTCCTACTGCTCAAGCTGCAAGGCCTCCTACTGCTCAAGCTGCTGAAGCTGCTCAAGCTGCTCAAAATGCAAGGGCTGCTCAAGCTGCTCAAGCTGCAAAAAACGCAAAAGCTAGAATTGCGAAGGAAGTATTGGCATGGCGTGTTATACATATGAACCTGATACATAGAGAACGTCTAGAGGCAGAGCATAGAGAAGCTGTAGCCCAACAGCAAGCTGCAGTTCTTCTAGCCCAACAGCAAGCTGCAGCTGCAAGAACTCTTGCATATAAAAAAAAAGCTGAAGCTGAACGAACTCTTGCAGCTCAAAAGTATGCTGAAGCTCAAAGAGACTCTGCAGCTAAAAGGCAAGAAGAAGCTATTATAGCTCTAGCTAGAAGGGAAGCTGCTAGAGTCGAAGCTGCTAGAGCCGAAGCTGCTAGAGCTGCTGCTGAGGCTGAAAGGAGAGCTGAAGCTGCTAGAGCTGAAGCTGAAAGAGCCGAAGCTGCTAGCAAACGTTCATATTTACAATGCGCTGCAGACTGGTGTTGTGATGCAATTGGTAAATGTTTTACAAGAGGAAAAAATACAAGAAAGCGAGTAACTAAGTATAGGGAACGAACTGGTCGTATAAGGGCAGATTCTGATCCATATGAGAAATATTCCAATTGGGAAAATAATCAACACACCGAGGGTGGTAGAAGAACACGTAAAAATAATAAGAAAAGTAAAAAGTAAATTGTTATATGAATATTACGACTAGTATTTTTAATTTAATTTAAAAATACTTATCCGGTCTAAAATACTAGTTATTCTGAATAATAGCACAATGCAAATGCAAACACATAGTCCCTTTTTTCCTGTATCTCCTGTTTCGCCTGCACCTCCTGGCGACTATGTGACTGTATATTTACGAAATGGGCTGGCAAACCGAATCTTTCAAATCCTAGCAGCCCTAGGGTATGCTGAACGATACAAGAAGAAACTCATCCTATCTAAAACCTTATCACGAGAGGGACCCAAGTCACATGAACTAGGACTCTTCAATACAATTCCTAAAATATTTCCAACTATACCTATAAAAGATATACCAGATTATACTATAATACATGAAAAACAGGAAATGAACTATTCACAATTACCACTATGTAACACCAATGTGGTTTTATATGGATATTTTCAGGATGGACGCTATTTTCCCTCTAAAGACCTAATTCCTACTATAAGAAATACATATTATCCTAATACATACTTTATTCACATTAGAGCAGGTGATTACATAGGGTGTTTTGGCCTTGACTTGGTAGAATATCACAAGAAGTGCTTTGCGGAACTAGACGGGGCAACCAAATACGTGGTATTCTCAGATGATAACACATATGCCGACAAATACATGAAACAATTCGGAATCACATATACTATTTCTGATAAAGTAGAAGCCCTAGAATCACTGGTGGAAATGGCAAACTGTGCCGGCGGTATATGTGCAAATTCAACATTTGGTTGGCTAGGAGGATTCTTTCAAGGCGATCAGCGCGGTAAAATATTCATGCCTTCTGTTTGGCTAAAGGGGCGTGATTGTCGTGGAATCTATCCTCCCTGGGCTACTGTCATATCTATAGATGCCCCTGAACTTCCCTTTATTACTAATACATTCACCGGTTCATTAAAAACATGGCAAACTTCTAAAAAAGATACATCAAACCTCATTATCCAAGCAAGTAGTTCATGTGGCGGGGATTTATGGATGCCTTTTCCAATAGGAATGAGCTGGCAATATGTAAAATTTTTCAATAATAACCCAAGATGGCAAGTTGGTTCCCATAATATACTAGTCTTATCCGCTATTTCAACAAGAACCGATTCTAGAAGAAGGCCTAGTGGAATAAATAGAGAAATAATCGCAAATACGTTGAAGGCGAACGGTATATATAATGTGCAATTACAGGGTGATTCTTATTTTTCCTTACTTCCTTGCTATAAATTTGTAATATCACCTGAAGGCAATGGTATCGATTGCCATCGACATTATGAGGCTCTCCTAGCAGGTTGTATACCTATCATGGAATATAATGAGAAAACTCAAGAAAAATACAAGGGCCTTCCAATATTATATACAACTGATTATTCTGAGATTACACCACAATATCTAGAACAAAAATACAGCGAAATGGTCAATGCAACCTACGATTTCAGTAGATTATTCTTGTCATACTATTCTATAGAGCAGCAAGAAGAAATAAAGAAATGTGGAACTTATTGGGTAAAGAAAGTCTGTGGACAGGGGACAGAATGGTATAGTTCAACACCAAGGATAACATGGGTTACAATTATAAATGCTGGATACGTTGATTTTACCAAGAACTTTATTGAATCTATGAAACTTAATAAGTGTATATTTCCACTCACGGTATATTGCACAGACCAAGAATCAATAGATGCTCTAAAAGGATACCCTGTAACATGTGTAGATGCAAGGCCATTCTTGAAATTTACAATGACCAATGCACTATCAACGTGGCAAACAATTGATTATAAACGTCTTGTTTTCGCTAAATTGGACTCTATTAAATATGCTCTTAAAGAATTTCCTGAATCATATATTGGTTATATTGACATGGATATCGTAATGTTAAAAGACCCTACTGAAACAATTATACAAACATTTAAGAAAAATCCAACTGCCATATTTGTCAGCCAATGTGATGAACCAACACCACAATGCTCTAATTTAAATAACTGCCAGCATTTTTGCTCAGGAGTTATTGTATTCAAAAATGTAGATATAGTAAATAAACTAGTAGATTACACAACAAATGATGTAATAGCATTAAGTGGTGATCAACACTATTTATTAAATATGGCTAATAAGTATAATGTGAAACATATTACAGTCGATAAGAATATTTTCTTAAATGGTAAATATCCAGGTGTTAATGACGATACTCCACTAGAGCTACCAAGTGGGGCAGAATTAATTCATTATAATTATCTTGTAGGTGATAAAAAAATAACATTTATGAAAAAGAATAATATGTGGTATTTATAATTAATCTTTTAGTGTAATATATTTCTGAATTAATGTATCATATGGTCCCTTGAAATACTTTGCATTCAATAGATCTCGTTGTGTTTGTATAGCCACATCATACGCCTCTGGATTTGCATCAAAGAATTTAATCTTAATTATAGCATCAGTATAAGATTGAATTTTGCATTCTGGTAGTAGTAAATCATTAAATTCAACTAGCTGCTCATTTGTAAGAATTAGAGTGCCAGCAGATATACACTCTAGAATACCATTTCCACGAATTCTACGACCAAGTAACTTAATATAGTATTTAGCCTCTACCAAATTTTTTGCATTCTCTAGAATATTCTGAGAATGCTTCACAATCGGCTGTCCAGTTTCACTTGATATTTGCTGAAATTCTAATGGAATACGTTGAACCGGTCTTTCCTGGGTATTATTTATTTCCATAAATATACCTTTTTTCACTACATTTGTTAAATTATAATCCCGCTTAACAATGGTTTCTATTGTTAATGGTCCAAGATAGGTATAAGGAAATCCAATGGAAAAGAAAGGAAGGTTCTTCTTAAATACATCCTGATTTAATACAAGATCATAGCAATCTAGCTTATTCATTACAAGGCTCATATTATTTTCACCTATCCAATAGCACCACATAATGCTGGGATATTTCTGTGTAATTCTTGCAGGTATACATGCATTGATGCACATGACAATATTATATTTTGACCATTCAATTGTATCTGCTGGATATGCAATAGAATCAATTGCCACTTCTTTATGAAATGTTTCATCAAGAAAAGGGAGGCTGGGATTCTTACCTTCTTTTGCAAATTTCATGGAATTAGTGAAGCGTGGATCTAAACAATTCTTATTAGACCCACACGGATATTCATCTGTGTCCTTTACAATTATAAAATCTGCACCATATTCTTCTGCTAAGCCAATCGGAGGACAGCGCATCATTGAACTCTTAAATAAGTCATATGGATTATTGCATATATCAGTAACCCATAAGTCTTGGTAAACAGATGATTTTACTACGGCGATTTTCATATACGTTATATTTATATAACTTTTTTAAATGAGTGATTATAGATGATATATATTTTTATAGTTCACTATAAAAAACTAGTTAAAAGAAAAATGCATATTATAGAACAGTTAACTAAATTTAATATAGCCGATTATGAGTTTGTAGAGATAGATCGCGATGAATTAGAAAGTTATGATCTATCTATATTTCAAGATAATAACAAACCTGCTGCATCCGCAATTTGCTTATCACATTTTTACGCATACAAAGAAATTGCAAATAAATTTGATATGGCCTTAATTTTAGAAGATGATGTAATTTTATCTTCTAATTTTTCTGAAATTTTACAAGATTATATTACCAAGTTACCCCCCGAGTTTGATATGTGCTTTATAGGTAATGGTTGCAACCTTCATATTGAAAAGCATAAATTAGTTGCAAATCAAAATATATATAAAAAGGATAATATATCTACGGCTTGGGGTGGAGGAGGATGCACACGATGCACTGATAGTTATATTGTAAGTAAACAATGTGCTATAAAAATTTGTAATTCTATAGAAAATTTAAATTATAAAATACATGAGGCAATTGATTGGTGGTTAAATAGATGCTGTAGAGAAAATAATTTTAATGTATATTGGGCAGAGCCAACTATAGTAAAACAAGGTAGTCAATCTGGACTATTTAAATCATCACATTAAGCGTATTTATTTAATTATTAAAAAAATAATGCAACTATATAACTAATAATGTCTAAATCACAACTTGGACAAGATGAAAAGGTAGTATCATTTTATAATAAAAAAGAAAATGGATACTTTATTGAAATCGGTGCAAGCGATGGTATAAATCTATCAAATACATATTTATTAGAAACACAATATAAGTGGAAAGGGATATGCGTTGAACCAATTCCTGCAATATATAAACAGCTAATCATTAATAGACCGAATTCATTATGTTATGATAATACTATATATAACGTTAGTAATATGATAGTAGAGTTTGATATAGCGATTAATGACGAACTAATATCAGGTATAAGCGCAAATCTAGATTTATATAAAAAAACAGTAGATAAAAATAAAACTACAATAAATGTAAAAACATTATCATTAAACGATTTATTAGATATATCATCTTCACCCACATTTATTGAATATTTATCCTTAGATACAGAAGGCAGCGAATATGAAATTCTAAAGACATTTAATTTTAAGAAGTATACTATTGGCTTAATTGATGTAGAACATAATTATGTTGAACCAAGAAGAACGGACATACAAAAATTATTAGTATCAAATGGCTATATATATATGGGTGCAAATAAATGGGACGATATGTATAAACATTCTTCCCTATAATTTAATATTTAAAGAATATAATATAGATTTAATATATGAGCTTATTAGAAAATAAAGAAATACAAGATATAAAACTTGTAATTTTTGTTCATACATGTAAAAAATATGAAGATACTAGGGCAAAATTATTAGAAGAAACTTGGGTAAAAAAAAGTAGTGCAGAAGTAGTATTTATTACAGATAATGAAGAATCTAAATTAAATAAATATATATCAATTGGTAGATATGAGAGTGGTCCAACATATCATCCTAATAATGTAAAAAAAATGTTTAGTCTTTTTTTAGATAAATATAGTGATTATGATTATTATATGATAATTGATGACGATACGTATTTAAATGTTAATAAACTTAAATTATTTCTTAGCTTTTTTGATAAAAATGATATTTATATGATTGGTGATTTTCTTAATTGGACACATATACATTCAGGATATCGTTTTGGGGGGAAGTATGAGCACTGGATAGGTGGTGGTCCAGGTATTGTTTTTACAAAATCGTGTATTATTACATATACTAATCTGTATAATACTATTAATGTTCCTTACGACAATCATGATGTATGGTTACATAAGTTATTTCTAAAATCCGATGGAAGTATAAAAAGGGTAAATTGTCCTGGATTTCATCAATATGGTGCAGAGTATTTATTTGAAAAATATTCTAATGAATCAAATAAACTAATTTCAGTTCATTTAAATCATAATATGTCATTACTTAATATGTATTATAATTTATAAAAAAACCATGCTTTTATATTTAAACTTACTCAAGCGCTATTTCTAACCCTGGCCATTCGCATAACATTGCCTCCATTGCAGCCTGTCGACGCTCAAGTGGTGTGCCTTTCAACTTTGCCGATCGCCGTTTCCACCACCACTCAAATCTCAGAGCCTCCCTCTTTGACTCAAAGCCCCGAATATAGCAAACCCTATACCAGCCTCCTGGGACCGTAGATGTTGCTCGGGCTCCACCTGACAAGGCGCCATTATGCTGCTTCAAACGACGGTCAACGTCAACCGTTGCACCCACGTAAGTCCTAGAAGGGGCTTGCACGGTTGCTAGTAAGTAGACGAACCATGGTTTTTCTTGGCCTTGGCCTTGCCCTTGGCCTTGCCCTTGGCCTTGCCCTTGGCTTTCAGATTCTGTATCTGACATACTAAGGTATTAGATGAAATGTTTAGACTATAATAGAATGTTTAGCGCAGCAAATAGGGCAAGTGGACTAAATGGAACAGGTGGTCTAGTAGGCGGAGCAAAACAATTACAAGGCATTGCAAATGTCGGCAATTACAAGGCCCAAGAAGATTGGTGGTTTTTCATACCTGCCATTATATTCGTCGATACCTTAGTAGTATTCCTCGGCCGCTTCTTTCCCCAGACCTTTGGTAGACCCCTGAATCAATGGTATGATGAATTCGGTCTAGCCGCAGTCTTATCTGATGTGACTATAATAGCCATTGGAATCGCTATTACCCGGTACGTCTACACTGCATTCTTCATGGAGCAAGAAGGCTGGTCTATCTGGTATTTCATCGGACTTGCAGTCCTAATCCAGCTAGTCCATGATATGGCCTTCGCCTTTGGTGTAGTGGCTAAAATTCCTAAAGGACATAATTCAATGATTGATGTCTTCAAGGCCTATGTGGAAGGTGGACCAAAAATTCTTCTTGTTGATTCTGGAATGATTGCGGGCTCAATTGGTATTGCAGCTGCTCTCAAGAACCAGGATTTTCATTATACTAGCTCACTGACTCTAGTGACCCTATATGCACTATCGTATATTCTATTTACGAATATTAAGTTATAGTTTACTTGCTGCAACTAGATATCAGTAAATAGTATATTTCTACCACCTCCTTGTCTAGGCTCTATAGTAAATCGTTTACATTCAAGAATAGTATTGAATTTAAGTATTCTATCTCTATAATGTATTTCTACAATCTTAAACACTTCATTATTTAAATTCAAACTAAATACTGTATCGAAATGTTTCATATGACATCCAATCATTTCACATCTTGGAAAAAATTTTATATTATTTTGGCATAACACGTCATATATGCCAAGATTATAATTTGATAAATATGAATCCAATTCTTCTATAAAATATCGCCCTGTTATTTTTATAATAAAGAGTGAATTCTTTATTAATATTGAGTGTTTCTTTGCATAATTAATAGAAAATAGTTCCGATATACCTTTATCTGTATTATTTTTTAAATGTTCAGATTCATCTAATGTATTTTCATCATATAGCACGAATTCAAATCGACCCTTGTATCTTTCTAATTCTTCTGAAAGTTCTTTAAATAAATAACCACTATTTTCTACAACTACTATCTTTAGCTCTGTCTTAGTCAACCATGCTCTAATTGATTTAAGATATGTATCTATGCGGTCTCTTGGATTTACTTGAAATAAGGTATCTTTCTTTCCTACATTAACTGTCATAGTTAAGATAATTACTATGTTACTATTAACGATTCTCTTATCTTTTATAAAATCCAAATTGCCTGTAATAGTATCTAAATCGCTAATACGCAAGGAAAGAAAATTGGTATATGAAGAATTAAAACGTAATATATGGCGGAATCTATTCCATGCTAAAATTGCTAAATGGGAATCTATCCATTTATAAGAACCACGTGACCATGTAGTTATTAAACTATCTTTTTCCAGTTGAATATATCCACTAGTTCCCCAAGAATATCGTAAACCAACTAAATTTAATAAAGGAGAAAAAGACCCTTTTTCTAGATAATTTAAAAAATTAGAATAATATTGCATCATTCTATTTTTCTTATTTCCAGTATTACCTATCGGCCATGTAAAATGACATATGATATTTTTTTCGTTTATCGATTTAATATCTGCATATCTTGAATATAGCGTTACGCTCGTATCCATTAGACTTATATTATACAAATTCTCTTTAATAAAATAATAATTTAATAAACTCTGATCGGGGCAATCTGGTAATTTAGATTTTTTTGAAATAATAATATCAATATGTTCTTTTACCTTTGAAAAGTTATCTTTAATAGATTTAACGGGCTTAAATAATAGAATACCACTATTGAATCCAGATTGTTCTTTATTGAATTTTGAAAAATCAAAGAATTCTCCGCCCCAATAGGGATGACCTATTGTTCCCTCTCTGAATGCATATAATTTCTCTTCTAACTCACAATTTACCAACGAATTAATATCCCCTTGTATAATTATATCTGTATCAAGGTATAATATGTGTTTATATAATGTAACTAAAGGATAATCAAATATATATATTCGTGAACAAAGAGCTTCATGTAATTCAGAAAAATCGAGAGTATATATATCTATATGAATATTTAATTTTTTAGATACATGTTCTATATCTTTCGTAAAATTAGAAGAAGTTATAACCAATAGATCTATATTTTCCAGATTACTTCTTAAGATTAAGGAGGATACGAGTAATTGCAATAATTCTATATATCCCTTATTGTGGAATATACAGAAGTATATAAGTGTTTTATCTTTGCATTTTTCTACTAGTTCATTATACGTCATTCTATTTTTTGTAATACTATTTAAATACAAGAATGCCGTAGTTATGCTAGTGTTTGATATAGGCTTGTAAATTCTTTTAATACATGCTCATTCTTTCCAATATGTATACAACCATCAGACATAGTATAATTCAAGGTTCCATCTTCTTTCTTGTAAAAAGCAAAAGGATCAAAGAAATAATAGCCTCTTTCTTTACACGCTGCCTCTAACAGTTTATTCAATTCAGCTGTATAAATAACCCTATCAGAATTAGTGCCTATAAATGGCAATGGTTCATAGTGCACATGTTTATGATCAACTGGATCAACTGGTGGTGGCACTGCTACCACGATAATTGCCTTATACTCTGTAATGTTGGCCCTAATTGCATTCATATAGGCTTCCACTAGCTCCTTGCATACCACTAAATGATGGCGTCCATAATGCACTTGCTTACCAATGTGTGCACGAACATCGACTTCACCGTAAACTAAACAAAAGATTCGATCTGGATCATTATGGACTCCCTTAAAATTCATAATATACTGGTCACGCCCAACTCTGAACATTGTCTTTCCAAATTGAAAGAGATTTCGGTGTTCAAGCTGAAGACCCTTGAATAGCAGGAGTGCATGGCTATCTCCATAAATATTTAAGTTAGAAGGAATAAGGAAACCACTAATGAAATCAAGGTCATTAGGCTGAATACGGATTGAAATGAATGATGAAAAATCATCATTGAATTTAAGAACATGTCGGTGGTTATGCCATTCTACACTAAATCTATTATAATCTAGAGTTATAAGAGTTGCCTTTCCCCAAGTTGTCTCAGCTAATAAATTCCATGTTTCATCAATTGAAAATTTAAGAAATCCTTTCCCTTGTCTTGGACCCCATGAATATTTATTTCCAGTTATATCAGGAGATGGATACATGTGTTTTTGTATGGAAAGAATTTTTAATAAAAATTCACGCATACGATGAAACTTATGGCCAAAGTTTCCAATTGGAAAAGAGAAATGACAGATTACCGATGTTGCATAATTATCTACTGCATCATTTCCTTCAAATAAAGAAACTAGGGGATTTAAAAGAGTATTATTGTAGAGAGAATCTTTGATGGCATGGTAGTTGATAAATGGTTGATCCATGCAATAGGGGATCTCTTTTCCCTCATTCGTGAATATTTCAACGTGATTTCTGATCCTCCCAAAAAGATTTTTCATATTTTCTGAATTGAGAAAAAGGAGAGTCCCAGAATTTATCCCAGGGAGACTTTGGTCTATCTCTGCAAAATTAAAAAATTGCGCGCCGAAACTTTGAGACCAAATATTTCCAGATTGTATTCCATGCAATAGGTCTTCTATGGGCAAAGTGAAAACTGGGGCCAAATCTCCCTTAATTATAATGTCCGTATCCAAATAAAGTAATTTCTCATATCCAGAAATTTCTGGATAATCAAAAATAAAAAGACGGGCGCAGGCGGCCTGGAAGATTGTTTTGAAATCTAGGCAAAAAATTTTTAAATTTAATTCTAAATCCAATTCCCTGGCCATCTTTTTAACCTCTGGCTCAAACTCTGGGCTAGTCATCACTAGGAAATCAAATTCCAGACTGGAATACATTTTCATGGATTTCAAAAGGAGATCCAGAAGTTTAAAGTAGTCCTTATTGTAAAAGACACAACAGTATACTAAATCCCTGGATTTAAGAGTATTTGGTATGCCTTCTTTATTGAGCCAATAATGCTTGAAGATAGTCACCCCCTCGTCATTTAAAACCATATCACCTGTAAAAAGATATTTATTTCTTCTTATATTATCATCAATGTAAGCGGGTTTCTCGTTGTATAACTTATAGTGGGCCTTTTGTTCCTCTGGAATTTCCTGGTAAAAGGTGAAAAGCTCTTTGCACAAGATATGATAATTGGACTCTAGGACAGATAAATCCATTGAATAGAAAGATTTAAGGGCCCTGTAAATTAATGGATTTCCTGGTTCAGAACCTAGAATACCCTGGAATACAGTGCCAGGAACAACTGCTGAATTCACTGAGAAAAACCGATAGTCCTTCACTATATCTTCAATTGGGGAATATATCATGGCATCTGAATCTAGAAAAACTCCTCCTTTTACAAATAAGAAATAATACCGAAAGAGATCAGCCTTGTGTTCTCCATGCTTGAGGGCCTTGAACTTTTCTGAGACCATGGGAAATTCTTCCAAGGGATTTTTCCTGAAAAAATCCAGAATATCAGAATCCAGGAAGTGCATATAAGTCCATTCACCCGTAAGTTGTGCTTTAATCATTTGAACTAAATATGATTTTAGAGGTGCCTTTGATGTCTGAAAAAATAGCTTGGGTATTCTTTGAATACTCATATCTATTTATATAAGTAATAAATCATCAATTAGATTGGCGCATGGCCCTAGGCCCTAGGCCCTTGGCCCTAAGCCCTTGGCCCTTGGCCCTAGAATTTTCTGCATGACAACCGGAAATCCTTAATTATATTTGCCCTGATCAAATATCTTGAGCTGGCCAATCCCTGGAAATTGTTCTTCCAACTGTTCAACTGGAATATGCTTCCAGGCCTTATGAAGGCCAAATGTCCTCGGTGAATAAATGGATTCAATGGAAAAAAGTTTAGCTTTCTCCCACGTTGGTTTATACATGGGGACCGTGTGATTTATACAATAAAATAAGTCTTCATGACACTGGAATGGATACGTTCTTGACTTTATAATTTCCAACATCTTGGATTTCTTTCTTAAAGAAAGTCCTCCATTTCCCACATTACATGATTCCCTTAAGATACTCCTTGGCCATGGTGCACCAACATAATCATAATCAATAAATTCATATATCAAATCTTTTCCCGCAGGGCTAATCATCGTATCAGTCTGAAAAATCAAGAAAGTTTCCGTTGGAATTTGTTCAATGAAATCGGCAGTAGTTATTAATTTACTGTATCCATGAATATCCATCGATGGAATTCCTAGGCTCACGAGTTTAATACGTTGCGTGTCACCAGGAAATTTAGAAATAATTGCCTCTAACCATTCTTTATTTGTAGTGCCATGGAATATCATGAATCCCCAGCGTGCATCCAGATTTTCCAGAAAATTCTTCAAAACAAATTCCATTGCCCCATGCTTTCTCGGTTCAACCATAACTGCTGTATACATCCCACGACTAGGTTGAAGGCTCAAAACCTTTTCACTTGACCCCCTAAATAAAGAATCGTATATTTGATCGCGTCTTCCTAAAAATGCGCATCTCTGTTTAAGAACGCTGGCAACAAGATCCTCACTTGGCTTTTCTAAGCATATTGCCTTCAATGGAGAATCAGAAATACCTATGCATTCTAGAGAAAGTGGCTCTATAAATGACTCGGGCAAAATAAGCGGAGTTCCAACACTAAATGCCAACGGAAATGATCCAGACATTGAATTATTCATATGTTCTTGAGAAAAGGCAGTAGTAGGCCAGAATATAATATAATGCGCTTTTGTAGCAAATTCTATAAGCCTCGTTGCATCCAGGCTATTATAACGTGTAATATTCCCTCCTGTTTTCCGTGTATCCATATGCCGATCAACTAAGATAAAGTCTATATCACTAAAATTTGTAAAGAGTGATTCCAGATTAATTCTATTTGACGCATTTCCAATTGATAAGACAGTTAGCTTCTCATATTTCTCATGCATAATGTTATTCCACACTGGCAACATCCACGTATTTGGATCTGATGGAGGATTTCTTAGCTTGAACTGTCTAGTCTGAATAGTGAAATATGATCTGAGGTCCAACTTTCGTTTTCCATCATGCTCAATAACAATCACTCGTGTCTTATCATTCCAGAATGGCGTATAACCCTTGTCATCATCTGTTAGAAGAAAAACATAGTCGTATGCATCTGGATTAAAAAAGGAAATAGGAAACCATGCTGTAACACCAAATCTTTTCTCATAGAAATCTAACCAACCATATTGATTCATTTTATTCGTGTAAACATCTAATTGTAGGTTTCTTTCCTTGAAATAATCTAAAACATGGGCAAACATTTCATGATGTTGAGGTAATGAATTAAAAATACAAAACCTCATGATAAGATACTGTTTATGAATATTCTTTATACCTTTATACCTTTATACCTTTATACCTTTATACCTTTATACATTTTGTAAACTCAAGATCTCCTAGACGAACCGACATGAATTCCGTGTAACCTTGACTAAATCGCAGGAAATGTGTAATCCCTGCCCAACATGCATACAATGAATGAGAACCAATCCACTCATATGTGCCCTGGGCCCATTTAGTTAGAAGGAGGCCATTGGCCTCAAAGTGAATCCATCCTGAGCCCCAGGGATATTTCTGTCCAATAAGAATTGGCGTCTTATATTCCGAAATTCCTGAAATTTTCTCAAAATGCTTCAATACATGAGTAACATGTGGCCTCATACGACCTAACTTGTGTTGGGCATTTCCAATTGGCCAAACGAAATGGCAGAGGACCACATCAGTCGGTTCAGACGGAGGTGGAGGAGGGTCAATGCAGTAAATGAGCCCATGTTTCTCTAACATCTTATTATTGTATTTGCCAGCCTTGATAAAATGGTAATTCATAAATGGCTGATCAGCACACTCAGGCATTGGTTTTTTATTATCCTTGATTTCCTTGACATGTGCATTTATCTCATCAAAAATAGCCTTCATTGACTCTGAACCATTGAACAGCAAGATTCCTCCATTCATTGCCACAGTATTCTTGTCAATAGTTGAAAAGTCAAACCACCACCCCCCATGAATCTCGTGCTCAATAGTTCCCTCCTTCATTCCATATATCTTGTCTTCTATTGGCTCATTGAAGACATTCATGAGATCACCCTGGACGGTAATATCCGTATCTAGATAGAGAATCTTATCATATGCCAAGGCATTCTCATATTCAAAGATATGCAAGCGTGCACAAGATGCCTCGTGGACAGAGTTAAATGAGAAGAATTTCATTAAAAGTGGAATTCCAATATCTTCTGCGAGCTTCTGGACATCGGCGGCAAAATCCTCACTCGTCATAATTAAGAAATCAATAGAATCAAGGGCTGAGGCAGAAAAGAGTTTTACACTTATTAGGAAAATCTTGAGAAGTTCCAGGTATTCCTTGTTAAAGAAGACCCCCAGGTATACTAGGTTCTTTTTAGCATTAGCCAAAGAGGCCAAGGGTGCCAGAGGTAAAATTTCAGAGTATAGGGTCAAATCAGGAATAGAATCCCTGAAAATACACTGATCCTTAGAAAAAGAGTGACCCTTATCTGTATATAGCCTATTGGTAGTTCCCTTAGTAAATATATCTAGAGATGCACCGACATCAATATATGTATTTGTCGGATCCAGCTTCATGCACAACGGAATCCAGAATTTAGAAAGTGGTCCAGCAGAAAAACAGAATAGTCCTTTCTTACCCTTCATAAACCTGAGTAAGCGCTGAGTCTCCTCTTCGCCAACTGTGTTCCACTTATCAACTAGCTTAGAATCTATATTGTAGAGTTCCTTGATTGGTAGCTTCGTGGAATCCTCGCCAGATGTTATTAAGTAAAATCCTGGCTCGTATACCTTCATGAATTCTGAGAATCTCAACCAGTTTGAATTTCCTACCAAGTTCGCATACGTTCTCTGAGCCAAGGGAACTTTAAATACATCAACAAACTCATTGTATATCTGGTCAGTGCAATTCCACGGCTTATTACAAGTGTTACATGGGATTCCAATATAGAGATTTGGATCAACCGTCTTCACTGCTTCCGCCAATTGTTCCCGCAGCTTTCCTCCATCCTTGAATGTCCATGAATCCAGATTTGTAAAAGTTTCATTCTTCAAGATCCTGTATTCACCGTCACTTGGTCGAATGAGGCCGAACGGCGTCCCTGATTCAATCTTCTTCAAAATCTGATCTAGGTGCTGGGCCATTGTTCCATTTAGAGGCATATTGGGTTCCCTTATTATTACTTCTATAGTTTCTGTCTCATTAACCTTATCAGGCTTGAATTGCCCAATTTGATTCAGCGAATATGCATTCTGACCCTCCTTCTCCCATGATTGCTTTCCAATATGTAGACTAAAGATGGAATCAAAGAACGCTGTCTGATAACCTTTGGCAAAGTATTTATCTGCATAATCACGCTCAAAGAATTGGTTGGGTGAACTGTAGTCTCCTAGTTCAAGAATTTTACTTGCCCTACAGACTGACGGCTGCAAGGAATAATGAGGCCAATACGCGCAATTTGGCCCTTCAACTCCTTCCTTCTTTATATGCAAGCAAAGCCCTTCCTCCCTAGGACCTAGGGGTTCCACATTCACCCTCTGAATATCAAACATCATTAGGCCATATTCACGATTGAAGACAACCTGGTGAACCCCTAAGGCTTCATATTTCTCTAGGGCCGCAATGGCTCTTCTAACATAGTTCTCTTGCTTGAAGAAGAGCCAGTCATCCTCCATGTGAATTAAGTAATCAGGATTCAGCTCATTCACCTTGTTCCAAATGATATTCATACTCTCTCTGTGTCCCTTTTCTGCAGGAGACTTCATGTAATAATTGAAAAAGGGATACTGGGTCTTCATCTTGAGACGGTCTTCCTTGGATGAATTGTCATCTACGCAGAAAAAATAATCTATCTTATCTAAATCTAACCAGTTTTTCAAAATGGAATTCACGGTCTGCTCAAAAAGGTCAAATCGCTTGCACGTTGTTACTGTGAGCATTACCTTCACCTTTTTGCCATTCAGGCCATTCCATTTCTTAGGCATTAAAGCATAGTATGATGGGACAGCTGCTGCAAGTAACGGCCTATAATGCGTAATTATAGAATCAACAACCGTATTATTAGTTTGATTTAGTATGACACCACGTCGCCTCAAGGCATCAATGTATTTTAACATATGTTCCAAGAATGCCAGATCCTGTGGCATCTTGGGAATAGCAAACTGAATATTATGAAACAGATTGTGAATCCACCATTCTCCAGAATGCAAATAACCCTGTCTGAAAATCATCTCCAACATCTTTATACAAGTATCTAGTTTGCCCACACGCTGAGAAACAATTACCATGTAATACGGTAAATAGAAATCATACTCCTCCTTCTTCGTAAACAAGTAGTCCGCAACATTCTCCTTTACAAACTGGTTTTCATAATGGTCCTCTATCATGGTATAATAAGCATAAGCGGCTTCCACGGGTCCATTAATGCAATAGTATTTAATAAGACGATATATACCCTCTATACGTTTCCTGTCATACTTGAATGATTCCAGCAAATAGAAAAGACCTTCTTGATTACGATTTAGCTTATCATATTGGTCATATATTTCAATGCAACTAACATATTTTTCCTGAATCCAATTATCTATATCTAGAACCTTCTTATAGTATTCAATTGCTTTCTCATGATGATTACAACTATTATAACTCTGGGCCGTATAGAAACAATAACGATTGTAAATAGGCTCCTTCTTCTCAAAGGCCTCCTTGAATGCCTTCTCCAAGACAAGAGCATCTTTCAAGTATTTATTCGGATCATTATTTCTGGCACCACGACGCCCTGAAATGAAATAGTAGTCCCCTAGAACATCAAACGGACTAGACACTGCTTCAAGGGCTGCAGGATATTCGTGGATAACGCCGACATAGTGCCAGCGTTTCTTATTATTGAAGAGCTGACATCTAGAATAACGAACACCCTGTTCATTTCCAAAGATAAATTTGTAGTGGTCCTGGTCTAGGACAGCAGGAAGCTTGAAATCCCCATAAATTTCATCATCTGCGTCCCAGACAAAGGCATAGTCAGTCTTTTCAAAAGCCCTCTTGAAAGCCAGGGTGCGATTGAACGCGAAATCCTGCCAAGGTGTCTCATCAAGCTCCCCAGGTATTCCCTTTTCTGCAAAATAATCCTTAATGAGTTTCTGTGTTCCATCCGTTGACCCATTATCATTAATTACCCAGTAGTCAAACTGAATGTATTTTGAAAGGTGTCTAAAACACTCAAGAATTAGATGGGCCTCATTCTTCACTATCATCGTCAGGCAAATCGTCTTTTTGGCCATACTATACTGTTGTGCATAGATAACTTTAGATGTCTAATTTTACGTATGGCTAGATTATGAACCGTGATAAAATAGGCTGCGTTGAAACTTGTTCAAGGAGCGAATCAGGTAAAGTTTTAATAGACCTACGAATCCATGCCGGAATTAAATCTAAGTGCTCTGGCTCAATCATAAAGCGCTGTTTATGAACCATTGCAATAAATGTCCATTCACCACTGAAACTAGGAATGAATGCAGTATAGATGTAGTATTTGAATTCTGGATTTTTTAAACAGAGATGTTGGATAAGGCCAACAATTTCTTTTAGCCTAGCAGTATCCCATGGTAAATATAGACCTGCATTCATAACAAATCCACCCTTGGATTCTTTCACCGATTTTATAACATTTGTCAGAAGATCTAACCAAAGTGCCTCCTTGAAATCTGGGTCTGTTAAATCTACAATTACAGCGTCATACTGTAGGCCTTTTGCCATATGAGCCCATGCACAATCATAGAAGACTTTTAGACGATAATCTTTCCAAGCACCCTTAGACCATTCTGCACCATGTAGCTGCATATGTTCAACTAGCTCCTTGTCATAGTCAACCATTTCAACTGAAGACACTGGCCAACGAAGAACTTCACGTGCAGTTGCTCCTTCTCCACCACCGAGAATAAGAATTTTCTTTTTTTTCATAACACTGCTTAGCAATGGATGCACAAGGGCATCGTGGTAGATAACTTCATCCATTGTTGTGCTCTGCAAACATCCATCTAAGAAAAGCATCTTGCCCCATTTATTTGTTTCTAATAAATCAATCTCCTGTTTACTGGAATGCAAGTGGGTTGAATATGTGCTGTAGTATTTATAGGTTCTATTAACACCTTGATCTGGATCTTTTTCTGTAAATTCGTGAACTGATTTAATTCTTGTGAGTCCAGGCATATTCTAATATATTATTGTGTTTTTAGACCAATCAACATTTTAAATAATAACCCTAAAAATTGATGCAAATTCCCGGCTTAGAAAAGAACACACATAACCTCAGAGATGCCGTCCTCTTCCGAAATTGAACCTATCCTAGGTATCCAGTTTAGTATTTTCTCGCCCGATGAAATTGAGAAACGGTCTGTGGTCGAAATTACTTCCAATAATACCTATGAGGGAAATGAACCCAAAATCGGTGGACTCTTTGATCCCCGCATGGGCGTTCTAGAGAATGGAAAGCAATGTCGTTCCTGCGGCCAATCCAACAATAATTGCCCTGGACATTTTGGTCATTACAGACTGGGACGCCCTGTCTATTATATCCAGTTTCTCCCCATGATTCTGAATGTTCTCAGCTGTGTATGTGTATCATGCTCTAAACTCCTCGTCGACAAGGAAATGCGCTCTTCCATCAAACTCAAGAAGGGTGAGGGTCGCTGGAAGGAGCTTATGGAGGCATCTAGTAATATTTCCCGTTGTGGCCAGGAGACCGAGGACGGCTGTGGCTCCAGGCAGCCCGACCGTTACAAGCGCGAGGGCATTGCACGTATTGTTGCAGAGTGGGAGGCTATCGATGGCAAGGAGGTCAAGCACGATGCAATGAAGCAAGCCCTAGAGGTGGAATATGTGCAGCGCCTATTCCGTCGTATTACTGATGAGGACGTCGCCTTCATGGGATTCAATCCCCGTTGGTGCCGCCCTGACTGGATGATTTGCTCTGTTCTCGCCATTCCCCCTCCCCAGGTGCGACCTTCCGTGGTGCAGGAGAATAACCAGCGCTCAGAGGATGACTTGACCCACAAGCTCTTTGAGATCATCAAGACGAACAAGATGCTCCTGGCCAAGATGGACGCTGAGGGGTCCAAGGCGAATAAGGGCTATATTGACGAGCTGACCAATGTGCTGCAGTATCACATTGCCACCCTGGTAGATAACCAGATTCCTGGTGTTGCTCCATCTGCGCAGCGCGGTGGTCGTCCTCTGAAATCCATCCAGCAGCGCCTGGGGTCAAAGGAGGGTCGTATCCGCTACAACTTGCAAGGTAAGCGTGTTGAGTTCTCAGCCCGTTCAGTTATCACACCTGACCCCAATATCTCTATTGCAGAGCTGGGTGTCCCTATCAAGATTGCCATGAACTTGACTGTGCCTGAGCGCGTCACGGACTACAATCGCGATAAGCTGTATAAGCTTGTTCAGAATGGCACAACGACCTACCCTGGTGCCAAGACTTTGGTGCGAGCCGATGGCCGCATGATTTCCCTCGCTCACGTGAATACCAAGGAAGTTGTGCTGTATAGCGGCGACATGGTAAATAGGCACCTGATGGACGGCGACATGGTTCTCTTCAACAGACAGCCTACGCTCCATAGAATGTCCATGATGGGTCACCGTGTGCGTGTGCTGCCCTATAATACTTTCCGTCTCAATGTTTCTGCAGTGGCACCCTATAATGCAGATTTTGATGGTGATGAGATGAATGCCCATATTCCCCAGAGCTCTGAGGCAATCCAGGAGCTGCAGGATATTGCCGCTGTTCCATACCAGATGATTTCACCAAGGCACCAGAAACCAGTGATTAAGGTCGTGCAGGATGCTCTACTAGGCTCTTATCGTATTACGAAGCAGGGAGATACCTTCACTCGCCGTGAATACATGAACCTGATGATGTGGAACAAGCGCTTTGATGGAAAGCTGCCAGAGCCACAGATCGTAGGAGGTGCTGCACGGTGGTCTGGGCAGCAGGTGCTCGGTAATCTACTACCTCCTATCAATGCCGACTTGAAGAACAAATTCTTTGATGAGGATTCTAACCCAAATAACTCTGTGAAGATCCGCGATGGAATGATTCAGGGTGCAGGTATCGTTGACGATGATATCCTGAACAAGACAGGTGTTGGTGTGGTGCACACGACATTCAATGACTTTGGTGCCCAGGCAGCAGTGAACCTTATTGACTCTATCCAGAGCACTATTGAGGCCTACTTGATTATGAGTGGCTTCAGTATTGGTCTCTCTGATCTAGTGGCCGATGACGAGACACTGTCCCATATGAATGACATTGTTCAGGCACGCAAGAAGGAGATTGATGAGATTGTTCTTCAGGTGCACATGGACGTCTTCGATAACAACACGGGTCGCTCCAATCAGGATGAGTTTGAGGGCCAGGTGTTCGGTAAGCTCAATAAGGCCATTGAGGAGCTGGGTAAGCTGGGTCAGAAGGCACTCGCCCAGGAGAATCGTCTCATTAGTATGTTGAAGGCAGGTTCCAAGGGCTCCACAATTAACGTTTCGCAGATGGTGGCCTGCGTTGGGCAGCAGAATATTGAGGGTCGTCGTATTCCCTTTGGTTTCACTGACAGAACACTGCCTCACTACAAGAAGTTTGATGACGGTGCAGAGGCACGTGGCTTCGTTGAGAATAGCTTCGTGAAGGGTCTGACCCCTCAGGAGTTCTTCTTCCACGCTATGTCAGGTCGTGAGGGTCTCATTGACACGGCTGTGAAGACGGCTGAGACGGGTTATATTCAGAGACAGATGGTGAAGGCCATGGAGGACCTAGTGACTCAGCATGACGGCACAGTGCGTGATGCTCGTGGTGGAATTGTGCAGTTCCACTATGGTGAGGATGGAATTAGCTGCACAAAAGTTGAGTCTCAGAGCTTACCAATTCATTCAATGGGAGATGAGGAAATCCGAAAGCTCATTGGTTTACTAGGGGTCAAGTGGGAGGATGTTCTCACAGATGACGCTGGACGCTCTGAGAATGCAGAGATGATTAATACTCTTGTTGACCAGGTAATTGCAGATCGCAATATGCTGGTGAATGGTGTCTTCCGTAATGGGCGCTCTAAGGGCCTAATGGGTCCTATGAATTTGGACCGTATGATTATGAACTTGAAGATTAAATTCGGAATCCAGGCAACTGGAAAGACTGACTTGACACCTGAATACGTGATTGAGCGACTGAGAGACCTACAGGCACGCACACTACCCTTTCACAAGATGTGGGCAGCAATGCTTCGCTACTATCTCGGACCCCATAGCTCGGTGGTAAAGCACAGACTAACCAAGGTTGCCTTCAATGCACTCATTGAGCAGATTCTCCTAAAGAATTGGAATTCTTGGGCCCAGCCTGGAGAACAGGTCGGTATCATCGCAGCACAGTCAATTGGTGAGCCTGCCACGCAGATGACTCTGAACACATTCCACTTGGCAGGTGTGGCCGCAAAGTCAGGCATGACTCGTGGTGTTCCTCGTCTCAAGGAGGTATTCAAGGTGACGAAGGCACCCAAGGCGACCTCGCTAAATATTGCACTGAAGCCAGAGTTCCGTGAGGATAAGGAGAAGGCCCGTGAGGTCATTCAGGACCTGGAACTGACTATGCTCCGCGATATTGTTACGACCGTGGGCCTATACTATGACCCCAAGGATGAAGAGACAGTGGTTCCTGAGGACAGGAGCTTGATTGCCTTCTATAAGATGTTTGAGCAGAGAGAGCTTGGCACAAGCACGGGAAATACTACTGATGCTGAGCAAGCAGGGCAGACAAGTGAGGCTACTGAACAACCAGAACCATTCAGCAAGTGGATGTTGCGTCTAGAGTTCAACAAGGAAGCAATGTTCAATCGCAATATTACCATGGATGACGTGGCATTTGTGCTAAATGAGAAATTCAATAATACGATTGGTATGATCTATACTGATTTCAATTCCCAGAAGCTCATCATGCGTATTCGCATCGATCGTGGAATAGATAAGGACACTGACGATTACACAAACTTCAAGAAGTTTCAGTCACGCCTACTGATGACTGTTGCAGTTCGCGGCGTTCCTAGTATCAAGGCTGCTTCCTTCAGCAAGTCCGAGAACCGTGTGGAGATTATAGAGGGAACTCCTACAAAGGTCTCTGAGTATCTCATTGACACGGATGGCAGCAATTTCATTGAGGTCATGAATCACCCTGCAGTGGACCCTACCCGCTTGTATACGACCAACGTGCACGACGTGATGGATGTGCTTGGTATTGAGGCAGGACGCAATATTCTGCTAACAGAGATTGACTCCCTGTTTGCGGATGCAGGTGTAAATTACAGGCACCTGGGCCTACTCATTGATAGCATGACTCGTAATGGCCGACTGATGTCAGTGGACCGTTATGGTATCAATAAGAATAATATTGGCCCTCTTGCGAAAGCATCCTTTGAGGAGACCGAGAAGATTCTGTTGCGTGCAGCTCTCTTTGGAGAGATGGACCCAGTCACCGGCGTAAGTGCAAAGATCATGACAGGTCAGACAATGCGTGGTGGCACAACATTCTCACAGCTGCTGCTGGATGAGGCGGCTTTGTTGAGGCTACAGAAGGGTCTGCCTCCAGTGGCCGATTTGGATGAGGAGGATGTGGAGGATCTGGACGATGATGACATTGCCGAGGAGCTGGCTAATATGGGTGATGAGCGATGCAATGCTGTTCGCCTGCGGATGAATGCAGTGATGCCAGATGGAGATGTGGATCTGGAGGAGCCTGATGTGGTGTTTAATGTATTGGAGTAATGTAGGGCCTAAAATCATTTGTTATAGTATAAGTATACGAGATGCTATCTCTTTTTTTCTTGACACTTCTTTCTAGTGTATCTGCCCATAATCTAAGTAAGTATACCCTTGCGAATAGCTATAGAAACAGCCTAGTTCCTAGCCCCTATCCTAGTTTCCAGCAGTGGCAGGCTCTTTATTCGAAGGAGTATCTCTCCGCAACTGAGCGTGATTACCGTGAGTCCATGTATGACCGTAATGTTAAGAAGATTGCCAGACACAATGCTAAGGTAAATACGTGGACCATGGCAGTAAATCAGTTCGCTGATATGCCTAAGGCTGAGTTTGTGGCTAAGTATCTGAATGGCGCCAGTGCTGGTGGTTACAATAACGCCACCCACCTACGCCAGAAGAACTATAACTGGACCTTGCTTAATGGTAATTACTCTGCCCTACCTTTATCAGTTGATTGGACCACCAAGGGTGCAGTGACACCCGTGAAGGACCAGGGACAGTGTGGCAGTTGCTGGTCTTTCTCTGCCACTGGTGCCCTAGAGGGTGCATGGTTCGTGAAGAGGAAGGCGCTGACGAATCTATCTGAGCAGCAGCTAGTGGATTGCTCAACTGCTCAGGGAAATCAGGGTTGCAATGGTGGTCTGATGGACTATGCATTCCAGTATGCCATGACGAATGGTCTGACCACAGAGGCCGCATATCCTTATAATGCTACTGGTCCGAATGCCTGCAAGGCCAAGGGACTTCCTGTGGCCGTGAAGGCAACTGGTTTTACCGATGTGCCTACTAATTCCCAGTTGGCTCTAATGACGGCCGTTGTTCAGCAGCCCGTGTCAGTGGCCATTGAGGCTGATCAGAGTGCATTTCAGTTCTATTCTTCCGGTGTTCTGACAAAGCCATGCGGAACTAATCTGGATCACGGAGTTCTTCTAGTTGGCTACGGCACTGATGCAACTGGCCTAGCTTACTACAAGGTAAAGAACTCGTGGGGCTCAGGCTGGGGCCAGGGGGGCTATGTGCTCCTAGGACGTGGGGCAACTTACAATGGGAACCAGGGACAGTGTGGAATCCAGATGGATCCTTCTTATCCTCTAGTATAGATACCTTTGATATAAAATTTAATAGATATTAGATTTCTATGTAATTCATAGAAATCCAATGTCTTTCCTCGCTTATAAGAAGCAGGAGGCAAATCTTCAACAACGATTTGCCAATAGCAATATTAGTGTTACTGTAGAGCCAATTGATTCTACTGATTTATATTACACGGATGGGGATGCATCTGCTTCAAATTGCAAGATTGTTATTAATAAATTTAAATATATCTATGTCCCCCAACTAATTTACAACATTTCTAATGAACATAAGAAAATTCTGGAAGAATGGATAACTTACGTGAAATCTCAGGGCTAAACAACCACCGTGTAATACACATATGTCTTGGCCAATAGTAAAACCACCATGGAATAATGTAAAATGGCTAACCTGGCCACAACCCTCGTGGGTATCTGGGCCAAATCCTCAATGGTCCGAAAAGAAAGCCGATACTGCAAAAACCGAATTAGATATTTTAAAGGAGCAAATTGAAGTTCTAGATAAAAAAGGCGAATGGGAATTTCTTAAACGTTCATCAAATCCATATGAATTGGTTTTTTCACAAACTCAAGACATACGAATTCCTCAATCTATTTGTAGCCTGAAACCGCTAAGTCGTTCTTTCTTCAAGATGGTAGAAATTCTTACAGTCATGGATTTTTTCAAGAGAAATTTAGGAAAAAGGAAAATACTAAAGTCTGCCCATGTTTGCGAAGGACCAGGTGGTTTTATTGAAGCATTGCTATATCTATCATCCAAAAATACATTTACCGTAGAAAATGCATGGGCTATGACATTGAGGCCCACAAAGACAAATATTCCTGGATGGAAACGGGCGTATCATTTTCTAAAGAAATCACCAATGGTAAGTATTGAGTATGGTGCAGATGATACTGGCGATATTATGATACCCGTAAACCAGGGTGCCTTTTTAGAAAAGACACGTGGCAAATGCCAGATTTTCACAGCAGATGGGGGATTCGATTTCAGTGAACATTATGGAACTCAAGAGGAAGAAGTTCTTCCACTGTTAATTTCATCAGTATTTATTGGTCTACAGACTCTTATAAAAGGCGGCGATTTCATTTTGAAAATCTTTGATACAGAATCAAGGGCTACCATAGAATTACTTGCATTACTTGCATCATGTTTTGAGCATTGGACACTATATAAACCTGGCTTAAGCAGGCCATGTAATGCAGAGAAATATTTTCTCGGCCGCGGCTACAAAATCGCTCCAGGATGGATTTTTAAGACACTCGTAGAAATACGAAATGCGTATGCCTGTGGATTCAAGCATATGACATCTATTTTCACTGAAATTCCTAAAGATATTTCAATTGAAATAAATAATCTTATACGATTTTTCATGAATGAACAGATTTCTGCATTGCAATATGCAATTTCACATAAAGATGAATGGAATTTAAACCCTGGAAAACAATGGTCTAAAATTCAAGAGAATTCAATTCATTGGTGTAGGCAATTCCAAATACCAACCAGAAATATTAATCTAGGATCAGCGTTAGTAAACAAGGCAAATCCTATTCCGTGGAATCAAGTTGTGGCTTCACATAGGCATTTAGAAGGTGTTGTCCAACTTGAATAGAAGCCTCATGTTGTGATGCCTTTCCTTGGCCCATCTTTTCTAACATCTTTATCATTAAATTAAGAGACTGATGGTCGTATCCCTCTGGTCTAGTAATCATCTCAAGAATATTAGGATACTGTTCGCAGAATTCGGGAAACACTGCTTTTATGTCATCAAGACTATGTCTATCTTGTAACATTTTACCGATTTTAAGAATATGATCCTTTATAAAAGAAGATCTTTCAGTTGCATTGAAACGCGTAGGCTCAGTTTCAGCTTTCTTAGATAATTCTTTAACAGATGTTGCATCCATACCTATTTTACTCATCTTATTGAGAAAGACAATCTATGTCTATAAAAATACCGCATAGGAATAGATATGTCATTTCCAAAAGAGAAAGCATTTAATCCTAGTGTGACGAAGGTTCCTGTTCTCGGCGCTTCTTCCGGAAACCCCCAATCGTTTCAAGATCCTAATTCAGTAGCATCATTGGGCTTAAAAATTCAGGCTGCAACTGACCAGGCAAAGGCTGATACTTTATATGATGTAGTTCCACCTACTGGAGAGGGATTCAGAAATGAAGTGTATAGTCCATGGATTTTGGGAACTGAGGCTTGTAAAGAGGGATTTAAGAAAAGATTTGCAAACAATTCAGAAAAATTTAATCCTCTATATAATGTGCGTGGTTATGCAGGATTAGCAGTCCTAGCCTTTCTTGCACTATACCTTTCGTTCAAAAAACGCCGTTAAAATACTACGGATAACGTAGTAACTTAGAAATGCAAAGAAAAGAATGTCTTGAGGTTCTTAATTTATGGATAATTCAAGTGAAAAAGAAAGCCTATGTAGAAAATATTCAGGCTGAAAATGCAGATGAACTCTTGAATTATAAGGATTCACTTGAAGATCTGGAATCTAAACTTGCACATGCGATACAAGATGAAAATATTTCAGTTCTTCAAAGCTTAGAATGGCCAGAAGAACTTATGGAATGTATCAAGGATATGCAGATTAAATCTTACATATTAGACTGTATTCAACAAGCATTTACAATACATCATTTTAATAAAAGTCCTATGCATGAAACCGAATTACAAAAAGAAAAACTTGATTAAGGTAGATGAGTGGATCACTTCCATTTAATGAACAAAAAGGATGTCCACCAGGGTTCCATAAACGCAATTCATATACATCAAAACTGGGCCACCGTGTCCCTCCTAGATGCGTAAAAGCGCAGACTGTATACGCAGAATCCAGAAAGAACTATACTAAACGCATGCAACATAGACAAGATGCACGACTTAAGACACTTGGCAAATCACCTAGTAAATCTCTTCATTGCCCTCCTGGGAAAGTTTCACGTAAGGGATATGTCAGGCGTTTTGGAACAAGTGTTATGAAAAGGGGATATACTGTAAAGAAACATTCTGGAAAGGAATATCATATTAAGCCTGATAAAAAATCAGTATATGTCAAACCCAGCTGTGTTAAAGATAGAGGTGACCCGAAGGTGAAAGCTCCGGCTCCCGATAAAGTAGTAGGGTATCTGAGAAAGGGTGAACTGAAGAAGCATGGTTATGTTTATGAAAAACACCGTGAAGAAAGACATGCAGCCTTGAAAAAGGCAATTCAAGAATTTGGCCCCCTAGGCGTTTTCCATAAATTAGATATAATTGCTAAACTTTCCAAGTATAGAGTTCCTAAAGCAGCAAGAGTATTCAAAGAAGATCGCGACTGGGTAAGAAGCCATTATGAATTAAAGATGTAGTTTTTGCCTGAGGCTTTTAGCGTATAGCATCTCTAAATTATACTATACATTGAAAATAAGAAGAGCTATGGATGGTAAACCCACAGCCCCTGTTATTATAGAAAGATATCCAGCCCCATATCTTTCGGCATTCTTTCTAGTGCTTTTTGCTATTCTGCTTTTTCTAGCTATAGAAAATCTCTCAGATCTTTCTCATATTAAAGAACATTGGCCAGAGTATCGTTGTAAACCGCAAATGATGCCCCTTGCAGGGCTATTTGGATACAGTGTGAATGAAAACTTTGAATTCTGCATACAGCAGATTATTCAAGATAGCACTAAGGGTGTAACAGGGCCTTTTGCATCTGGTATGTTTGGGTTCACCAATATCCTATCGAATCTCATGGATTCTGCAAATTCATTTCGTGTTATGCTTGCCACATTAGTTGGAGGTATTATCAAAATTATAAGTGAATTCAAGGCACGTATGACGGCCCTAATGGGACGTATAAAACTTACAGCTTCAAGAATGAAGGCAATGATGTATCGTATTTATGGAACGATGTTTGCCGTTATATATATGGGTATCTCGGCGCAAACGGGAATTGCAAATTTCGGAGACACATTTATTTTTAAATTCATTGATACTTTCTGTTTTCCTCCTGAACAGACTATTTTACTTGAATCTGGTGAAGAATTACCGATTTCAGAAATCCTAGTTGATGATATTCTGCAAGGGGGGCACCGTGTTGAAACTATTTACAAGTTTTCAGCAGATGGTCAAACAATGGTTAAACTGGGTAGCACGCTCGTGAGCTCCAATCACTTTGTAAAGCTAAATGGCTCATGGATTATGGCCAAGGATCATCCTGATGCTATTCCTGCAGAACCATGGTCAGGTGGATCAGATAGACCACTCTTTTGCCTAACAACACATGACCACATTTTACCAGTAGGTGACTATATTTTCGCCGACTATGATGAGACTGAAGAAGCAAATGCCGAAACACAAGCATGGGTAGATTCTGCATTAAATGGACGCAAGAATACTACGCCACATCCGGATGTTTCCTATGAAATAGGATGTCCTTCGGCTACAATGGTTAAGACCCTTGAAGGATTCAAACCTCTTTATGAAATTAAATTGGGAGAGAAAATAACTGAACGTGATACGGTTGTTGGAATACAGATTTCTGAAATAAGCGAATTTTCTAGACTATCATCTACACAGCGTATAGCAAGAGGTGCACTCATATGGGACACGAAAAAGAGTGAATGGACACGAGCATATTCTATGCTTCCTGATGCTATATCTGGTAAGACGGAAGTAATTGCACTATTTGTAAGCCCCGGAGCAAAATACGAAATACACGGTGGATTTATTATACGCGATGCTATGGAAGTATATAGTCCTGATACAAAAAAAATGTATGCAGATGCTTTACTAAATGAAAAAAAATAGGTGCACGCTATTCATAAACATGATAATGCTAAGTTAGATTAGATGGAGGCAAAATACCTCTTTGTAATTCTTAATTTTACATTATTTTTTGGATTATTGAGTCTCTTGGGAGAATCCTCCAAAAAAGACGTTATGACACATTGGTCAGAACGACGATGTGATTTTGACGTGATATTATCATCATTCATGTATAAGCCAGAAGATGATGCACGTAGCGCCTCAGAGTTTTCTTCTGATAATTTTAGCTTCTGTATTTCATCAAAGGCTAAAAATTACTTAGAGACATTATTTACAAATCTGTTTGAAGTCTTGAAAAAACAAATGGGTGCAAGTGATGTTATGACAGAAGTCTTTAAAGTTTTAAGAACACAATTGAATTCTATTTACACGCCATTTTCATTAATGATGACTAAATTTTTCGCTAAATTTAAACAAATGGGTGCACTAGCTTCAAGAATTTTTCAACATCTCTATATGGCTATGAAGAAAGCGGCAGCTACTGCACTTGCATCTGTCTTCGTAGCAATTTCACTACAAACTGTATTTTTGAATTCAATTGATTTTTTAATTAAAATAATTATGATTGTTCTCTATATTTTAATAGGACTTGCTTTTATTTTCTTCTTACCTATCTTACCATTTCTAGTAATAGTTTTAATCACAGTAGCAGGAATTGAGACTGCTATGCCAGGTTCTACTGGGCCAATGGGTGCCGTATTTTGTTTTGCAAAAGATACAAATGTTATAATGAAAAGCGGTGACATGCAACATATATCAACTTTGAAACCCGGTGATATTCTACAAAATGAAACCTTGGTGCAAGCAGTTATAGAAGTTCCAGGTGAGAAATTATATAGTCTAGACGGAGTTCTAGTGAGTGGATACCATTGTGTGTATGATGCCGACAAAGTAATATATGTAAAGGATCACCCAAGAGCTTATCCGACTTCAATAAAGGACCCGACTCTTTGGACCCTGATTACAGATAAACGTGAAATTCCTGTTATGGGTACACGAGGACCACTGCGATTCTTAGATTGGGATGAAATTCCAGATTCTAAGGTGGCTGAGAAGGCCTGGGAATTGGTGGCCGATGGAATCTTAAACGGGAAGCGTAATAATATATCAATGGTTCCCACATCTGCACCCTGCTTAGACCCTTGCCTGAAAGTATTTATAAACCAGGGTGGGTGGCGATGTTTGAGAGAGGTTAAAGTGGGTGACTGGATTCGTGACGAATATGGTTGGACACGGGTGACTGGAATTTGTGAGCGCATAGTGCATACTGCAATTGGAAAGGAAGACAATCGTATAACCGATGGCGTTTGGTTTCTAAATTATGATGGTTCATGGACACATGCACGAGGGCTAATTCAAGATGTTACATGGAAAGGCTTACAACTTATTACAGAATCTGGAACATTTAGAATACAATTAAATTCAAGTATGGAACATATTGTGCGCGATTTTACTGATGTTGGTTCTGATAAGATACTTGAATCCCATGCCCGGGTCGAAAGGCTCCTCGAGGAGGAGCATTAGCCTTCGGCGAAAGGCTCCTCGAGGAGGAGCATTAGCCTTCGGCGAAAGGCTCCTCGAGGAGGAGCATTAGCCTTCGGCGAAAGGCTCCTCGAGGAGGAGCATTAGAAAAAGCTTTAAAACCTTGCTGAATAAAAAAGATGCGGACAAAGAAGAAGATGAAGCAGTTAATGTTTCTAGGCGGAATGATTCTTTTAGTAATAGCCGCAATGCTCGTTTCTCGCAGTAGCCTCGTGAGAGGTGCAACACGTGAGGGATTTGTATCTTATTACCTCCAAAATGCTGGAGGTGCCAAGGATTCCTATGCAAAGATGGGACCCTTTGATGGAGTAAGCCTTACCTGTCCGGATGGAGTAAGTAAGTGGAAGTGCAATACTCCAAATGAACCTCTAAATGGCCCCGCGTTCCAGCCCGGCCCCGATTCCCTCTTCATGTTCAAGAATAATCAATGCAAGCCCGAGTGCTGCCCTTCTTCGCTTTCATGCGACGGCGGATGCGTATGCACATCTCCTGAGCAGCGTCAGGTGATTGCATCACGTGGAGGTAATCGCACAACACCTGAGGATTCCCTATAAATAGCAATCCATACTTCGCAGTATACGTCATTATAAAGTATCAAATCTTGATATTTTATAATAACTTGAAATAGATATGAACAGCACAGTTCAAAGAATGAATAGCTTAGTTGCTTTACCGACAAATTCAGTAAAAAATCTAACAAAGTCTGCAAATTCTATGTTTGCTACTGGCGCAGCTACTGGCGCAGCTACTGGCGCAAGTAGTTCTTGGAATACTCCATTAATGTGGTTTATAGGACTTTTTGTTATAGGCCTCATTGTATTTTCCTATTATTACAGGAATTTCGTGAACGCAATTGACAGTCTTACAGATCAAATGAATCTATGGATTACTGGAAATGGTAGCCCACCAGAAGTTAAGCAAGAGAATATTCCAGTTGCCCCTCCCACACCTCCTCAAGATGTAGCAACTGCACCTCACAGTGGAATAGAAAAGGTAGTAGATCGAATTCTTCCTCCGGCAAAAGAAGTATTTACTGTGAGCAAGAATGATTTCAGTTACTATGATGCTGCACCATTATGTAAGGCCCTTGGTGCTGAGTTAGCAACATATGATCAAGTAAAGCAGGCTTGGCAGCAGGGTGCTGACTGGTGCAATTATGGTTGGGTAAAGGGTCAGATGGCTGTATATCCTACACAAAAATCAAGTTATGAGGAATTACAAGAGGGTCCAGAAGACCAGAAAGGGGTGTGTGGAAAGCCAGGTGTAAATGGAGGATTCTTCGACAATCCAGAGCTCAAATTTGGTGTAACATGTGTAGGAAAAAAACCATCTCAAAGCCAGCATGATGCAAATGCCATTGCAGCAGGTTCTACTCGCCCGCTAACAGCATCTGGCATTGAATTTGAGAAGAAAGTCCAACTCTTCAAGGAAGGGGCAGATAGCCTGGGAGTTCTACCCTTTAACAAGGAGCACTGGGGTTCTTAATACAATGACCAATTTCTTCTTGTCAGGACCTCGGTTGTTGCAACCTCCTCTTCCGAATTCTCTTCGTCATCAGCATCCAGAATCTTCTGTGTCATTGCAGCTGGCTGACCTGCAGTAACATCTATCCAGTTATAGCAGAAATCCTTGAATAAATAGTCGAATGCAGTTCCAACAACAGGACAATGGTTCCACTCTTCCAAGAAATCATTGAATGTAAAGGTATCAAGGAGGAAATCAAACACATCATAATCCTCTTTGAAATTACGATGTTTTGGCTCAGGCCCCTTTAAAGAATACTTCTGCGTATGATCTTTAGTCGTATAAATCATATAACAGAGTTGAACAAACTTAGATGCAACATGTGGCTCATTGGTATTCCACTTGTAGCCGAGTTGATTAATCATCTTAGAAATACCATCATAGAAGAAGTGCAAGACCGCTTCCTCCATGGTTCCCTCATAAGAACCCTTGCCCACATAGGTGGTCTGCTGCTTCCAGTCATTAAAGCTAATAGAAGCCATACTACAATACAGATATACTCGTGTGCTTATTATACGGGCGCCGGCCCTTTCAATTTTTTGAGTCGTAGCGTCGTTGTTGATGCACCACCACGCTGTAGTTTGATATGTTGTAAAAATTCGGCTGCCATTTTTTCGGGATTCGGAAGTTCGGGCCGCGCCTTGAAAAAAGAGATAGTTGATTCTTGAAGAGCCTTCATTGTTAGACCAGGGGTAACCTTTTCCTCTTGTAACTGTAATTGTCCTCCGGAGATTTGGATTACGGCATTTGGCATTTGATGTTGCTTTAATAACCCCCCAATCTGTTCTTCATATGAATCACGCTGTTTACGAGCATTAGTTACTTGTTTTTGCAATGTATTTGCCATATTATCATAATGAACCCATCCGCGGACATTGTGTGCAAGGGCTTCGTTATTCATTTATTAGGGTGTGGTATTTATAAGGGATTCTACTAACGCGTTAGACACAGGCATAGCTGTAGCCATAGGGATAGGCGAAGCCATAGCCATAGGCATAGCTGTAGCCATAGGCATAGCTGTAGCCATAGGCATAGACATAGGCGAATGTAAATGTAATACCAATAACACAAGGCTTATGAATGACATCAATAAGATAATACAAAATATGATACACGTCAATATAATATAGGGAAACATGCGATTAAGAATATGCTTTAGTAATGGATCAATAAACTGCGACTGTATTTTTTCACGATTACTTGGTTCTTGAAATGATTGAATGATACGACTTAGAATTGTATTAACCATTGTCCCGGGTGGAGAAGGCATATCTAACGAGGGCTATTTAAACTTGAATTCATAGTGAAACGCAGAGAAATGACCTTTAGCCCTCCTGTCTGGGATTCATCCAATAGTCACTACGTAATTAATCTACTACCGGCAGTTTATGAGAAAACGCAAGTATTAATCAAGAAAGATACAACTGGAAGCACTACATTTAATGATCTAGATGCAGTAGAAAATATTACTGACGCAATAATTAATAATTTAATTGAAGATGGCAATTCTGGCAATTGGTTTAGTAAACTCCCTTCACATGACCAACTAATGAAACGTGTAAGACATACTTTCAATCGTCTTGCCCAGGATTCCGAAAATGCCGCAGTTCTAAATACGCTTCTTCTAACCCCTAAGCAAATCACATTAGTATGGAACCCGGCAGTTCAAGTCGTGTCAAATCCCCAGATCTCATTTGATTCTGATTCTGAAGAATCCTCGGATGGAGACGAAGTGGACGTTGCCGAATCCGAACTTCCTCCAGTTGAACTTGTGGATGATACTCAGGAAACACAAGAGGCGTATTTATTAACGCGTCTCCGGGCCGCAAAAGCCCGTGTGGAGACAGAGCAGATTCGTATGCAATATTTTGAAGCTACTGGGCGAATGCCTCCGGATTCAGAATCTGAAGATGAATAAATGTTATCTTTTTTATACAATGCTAACAGAATAAATGGCAGGTGTATCAACTCGTGACATTGTATTAAGTTTAGTTGCCCTTGCTGTTGTGGCATTTGCGGTATACCTCATTGATCCTTCTCTAGGTGGACTATTACGTCGCAAGGACGGATTTATGGCAACACTTTCTCCAGCATCTCATGGAATGCAGCCCGCAAATGCCTTTGGTGGAAGCGGTCAGGCAATGGTTAATGCTGTAATGCAGAATCCTAACAGGGCCGAAGGCTTTGCCAACCAGGGTGGTATGGAGGGCCCTGCATCTTTTGGCGATTCTGAGAAGCCCGAGGGATGCTATCCCCGTGATCAGCTAACTCCTGGTGAGCTGCTACCCAAGGATCAGAATAGCGTATGGTCCCAGCAGAACCCTATGGGCACTGGCTCACTAAAGGGTAAGAATTTCCTAAGCGCAGGTGCCCTCATTGGTATTAACACGGTTGGTCAGAGCATGCGTAATGCCAACTACCAGCTACGCTCTGAGCCCCCTAACCCCCAGGTGGCAGTATCTGTATTCAATCAGAGCACTATTGAGCCTGATACCAACAGGCGCTCTTTGGAAATCGCTTAGGCGTAGCCACGCGATTAACTGCAACACTACGTCTTGCGAAATCGCTTAGGCGTAGCCATAGATTTTTACAAACCAATATATGACCTTTCTAAGATCTTATATTGGTTTAGAATGGATAGCCTTGTATCAGGCGTATGGGGAATGATTCATAATGCCACATCAAGCTATCCTATTGTTCAAGTTCGTAGTAAGGTTGATGGACTTCTCTATAATGTACGTGACATGTCGGATAAACAAGGTGCAGCAGATCTTTTAGCACGTGTAAGAGCTAAACTTCAAAAACTCATCTCTGTTCTCCGGCAAAGATATCCAAGTAAACCCCAGGTAATTCAGCTAAATGAGAAATTTGAGGCAGATCCAAAGCGATTCTATGAAGCCACCCCTGATTCCGAGCATATTTCATATAGTGTGAATAAAGGTGATAGCATACATTTATGTTTGAGACAACGTGATGAGGATAAGGAAAACCTTGTTGATGAAAATGTCATGGTATTTGTTGCATTACATGAAATGGGGCATGTAATTACTCCTCCCACTGTTGCAAGCCATGGACCCGAATTCTGGAATAATTTTGGATGGCTTCTCAGGGAAGCTGAAGCATTAGAAATCTACAAGTATCAGGATTTTCGCGCACATCCTGTGACATATTGTGGAGAAAAAATAACAGATCAACCCAAATATGATGCATCAAAAGATACTCCGAATATGGACAACCCTTTAAAGATAGGAAATATTGGATAAATTGCAAATAAACTATGCGAGAATGAGTATCGCTAAAATTAACACATGACGATAGATGTCTCTTGACTTAGGATCCCAATTCAAATCCCTCCTTGAACCTCAATTAATGGAGGGATTTATAGATCAAATATTAAATTTCAAAATACACCGTTTCTTACCTAGCCAATCTACTCCCACAATATCTTCTATGAGCCTCGGACCACTTCCAAGGTGGTTTACATTATATGAAGTTAAACTGGCCTTATGGAATGCAACACAAGTGGGTAAAGGTCCAAGAGATCCTGCATTTTCACCTTCACTAGTTTTTCTAGGAAAAGCGGAACCTGATTCTGAAAACTACAGACCTATTGAACTGATCTGGAAAGGAATTAGTGGTGGAGGAAATGAACACTCTTTTGTTCTTCCCCCACCCAAAGAATTAATGACTGGGCCACCCGACGAACGATTTGTAGATTCTGCAGGTGGGCAGAAGTCAGTTGGAAAATTAAACCGTGTAAGAATGACCATCAATGATATTTTTGAGTTAGATAAAGGCAAACGGCCACCAGAAATCCATGTATTCCTCTATACTGATTTAGTTGATCGTATTGTTGGACCGCGACCATTAGGAGAGCGCGATGTCTATGGGCGAATTGTGCCATATTTTCCATATTTAGATCCTTCTAATTTACCTGATAGCACGGGTGCTTCTGCGATAACACCTATTATTGTAACACAGGCGAATCAAACGGCTCTCGCACTCAATGAGGTTAGATATTTAGATGAATTAATTAAAACTCTTGAAGGCGAAGTGCAACTTCCAAGATTAGATGGAGTTAAATTTATGCGATGGGCGTGGAATAATGTTCCAA